GCAATGGTGATTCAGAATAATGCCGCGGCAGTTAACGCAACAGCGCTGCATGCTCAGTCAGACGGTGGCAAAACAGGAATAAAGCTAGACAAGAATTACTCAGACACCACTGAGGCTTCAATAATCGGCTTAGAAATAGATTATGACAAAACCGGCGCCTCCACGTCAGACAACAACATGTATGGCATCTATCTTGACATGGATAATACCACAGCCACCAATGGCCTGAACACCATGTATGGCTTGTATGTAACGCCAACGCTTACACACGCCGCTAATGCCGGAACTCCCGTTGTATACGGTGCGCTTATCAATGCACAAGGCGGAACAAACGGCGGCAGCCTCGTCCAAGGTGCAAGAATCGAAGCAGGCGGCGGAGATATCAACTACGGACTCCAGCTTGACGTTGAGGACGGAGGTGTCGATCTTAGAATTGAAAGTTCAGTCGATAATGGCGATTACTTCCAGATTCAAACCACCACCGCCGGCGCAACTACAATCACAACAGTTGATGACAATGCTGCAGCCGCTCATCTTACATTTAATGTTGATGGGGATATTACTCTAAATCCCGTAGGAGGCGTACATGTTACTGGTTCTAATCCAAAGCTGTCAATTGGTGATGAGGGGGATCCCACCCCTAATGGTGGAATGTTGTTCATAAGACCATCTGACACAAGCAACAGAGTATTGGCATTCATGCAAGCAAAAGAATCAGAGGGAAACAGAATTTGTTTTGCAGTCTCAGGTTCAGGTCAAGTTTTAGCAGGCGGAGCGCACCTTGGCGGAGTGTTTAATGTTAGCGGTTCTAATATTGAAAAATTAATTAGTGTGAAGGCTGATAGCGGCAATATATTTGCTGTAAGCGGCAGCGGCAAAGCATATCTTTCTGGCTCACTTACTTTAAATAGCATCGAACCCACAATTCATTTTAGTTCAAGTGCTGGCGCCAATCTAGGCCAAGTCGGGATCAATTCGTCAGACAATATACTGATCCAAAACAATACGACAAACAAGCATATCGTCTTTAAAGCTAATGATGCGGGTACTCTGCGAGAAGGATTCCGCATCGACGGCGCTATACCAGAAGTGGTAGTCAACCAAGGGTCAGATTCTTTAGTGGATTTTAGAGTTGAAAGCAATAACAACACGCACATGTTGTTTGTCGACGGTAGCACCGAGAAAGTTGGAATCAACACAGCAACCCCAGCTAATACCTTCTCGGTCAACGGCACAACTCACCTGAGTGGATCCGTGCGGTATCCAATCGCGGTCAAAACAGCTAACTATTCGCTTACAGTTGATGACAGTATAATTATCTTCAATCACTCATCGGTAACAACAGCATCATTGCCAACAATAGTTGCTGGCATGGAAGGCACCACTTTCACAGTCAAAAACATTGGCTCAGCTAATGTTCGTGTTATTGGTGACGACGATCCGGCCCAAAATATTGATGGAGTCTCAGTTGGTGTGGCCCTGTCACAAGGTGACTGCATACAATTAGTTGCATTCCCGATTGGCGGCGGTTATGACTGGGCGACACTCCACCTATATGATGCTTCGTAGTTAGCAAACAGTATAGTTACCAAAAAAGCGGGTTTTTGAGACAAAGGATACTATTTATTTTTGTATATAACTGCCATTTAGGAGCAAATGAATGTCAAACTTATTAAAAGAAGCTATTGTCGACGCAAAAGCACTACGTGAAACAGCGCTTAGGACCGCCGAGTCCTCGATTATCGAGAAATATTCGGATGAAGTAAGAAAAACGCTTGATAAAATCTTAGAACAAGAAGATTTAGGAGTACCACAAGGCCTCGATTCTATGACCCAAGACATGGGTATGGAAACTGGGCCTTCAATTTCATCTGACGATGTAGTTGAAGACGTGCCCTTAGCGGCCGCCGATGATTTAGCAGAAGAGGAAGGCGAAATCACAGATTCGATCGAAGACGGAGAGTCTGTCGAGATTAACTTAGATCTCCCAGCGCTTGAAGAGGCGGTAAAAGCCTTTGCAGCAGAACTTGATGAGCAAGAAGTTGAATTAGCTGACCTTGAAAGTATTTTGGAAGGTGACGATGAAACTATTGAAGAGGAAGAGGAGACTATAGAGGAAGAAGATGAGCTTGAGGAAGGCTCTCTTACTGATACAACCGATAAAGTCTCGTATGCCGGCCAAATTGAAGACGAGAAGGCTGGAGAAGCAGCTGATCGGATGGGAGATTTAGCCCAAATTTCTGCAATTGCCGCAGAGTCTGTCGACTCAGGACTTGATGAAGACGCACTGCTCGCCGCAATCATGGAAAAATTAACAGTTGATGTACGTGGCGAGCTTGGAGGCTGGGCCGGCCGCTCTGCCGAAGACGTCATACACGAAACAGAAAGAGAATTAGCACATCGTCGTAGTACTGATGTGCAAGAAGAATTACAAGATCTTAAACAAGCTCTTGAGGACCTAGTTTTAGAAAATAAACAGGCATCCTCAGAAGCTGATAAGTACAAGCAAGCGTTTTATGAAATGAAAGAGAATCTTGAAGATGTAAATCTTTCAAACGCACGTTTGCTTTACACGAACCGAGTATTAAGAAATACCTCCTTAAATGAGCGACAAAAAGATAAAATTGTCGAAGCGATTTCTAGCGCTGGTTCAGTAACAGAAGCGAGGACAATATTTAAAACCCTTGAAAGCGCAGTGGAGTCTATACCAAACAAGACACCCAAATCACTGAGCGAGGCTATTACCCGTCCTACCTCTGTTATACGCGCATCTCGTCAAGAGACTGTGCAAACCGACTCATTCTCCGAGAGAATGAAAAAACTAGCAGGTATAAACTAAAAATACATATAATTTAAAGGAGGTATTTTAAAATGTCTAGTATCATAGAACGATTAACCGAAGGTATGGTTAATCGAGATATGCGCGCCGAAGGTCATGCCCTACTCTCAAAGTGGGAAAAGACCGGACTTCTTGAAGGCTTAGATGATAGCCGTAAACGTTCGTCCATGGCTCGCTTGCTTGAAAACCAAGCAAAAGAACTACTCCGCGAAAGCTCCAGCATGGCTGGTGGCGACGTTGAGGGTTTTGCAGCAGTTGCATTCCCAATCGTCCGACGCGTTTTCGCAGGTCTGATCGCAAACGATCTCGTTTCCGTTCAACCAATGAGTCTCCCAAGTGGACTCATCTTCTTCCTTGACTTCACGGTCAGCCAAGAAGCCGGCGGCCACGCCATTACCACTGACCGTTTGGGTTACAAGATTAGTAGCTCGCTCTATGGTGGTAACCGCGTTGGTTCCACAATCACTGGTGGTGTTGATCTCGATGAGCACGGTGTTGGCCTTGCTGGTGGCGCATATAACCTTAATAACGGTTACTCGTCTCCAACTGGTTCGGCTCTTGCCAACGGGATTACACTTACTCCAGCAGCAGGCCCTTACGGTCGCTGGGGTTCCCAAGAAGCTTCGGCATCGCATCTTCACAAGGCAATCGAATTCGATCCAGATCTAGTATCAGGTTCTACTCTTGTTGCTGAGGTCACGGTCCTTCTTTCGGGCCTTGACCAAGTTGATGTGCAAAACATCGGTCCTCAATCGTTTAACGTTTCGAGTTCTGGTGGTAACGGAGTAGTGCTCAGTCCAGACGCCGCGTTAAACGTGCCAATGGCGCGCCTTCTTCGTCGTCACACCACCCTTGTCAGTGCTTCGTCCACACCACGTCTTAAGTTGGTGTTCGTAAGTACTGGTTCTGATGGTGGTGGAGCCCACCTTCCAAAGAACCTTTCGGACAAATTGCTCAAAACGCTTACGTCGTCTCACACGACTGTTTCGTATGCGCAAACTGATGACATCACTAACGCAGCTGCGCTTGGTGCCGTTGTTGGTCAAACCGAGTGGGGACTTGAAGGCGAAGCTGACATCCCAGAGATCGACATCAAGGTCGATTCAATCGCGATCACCGCGCAAACCAAGAAGCTCAAGGCTAAGTGGACTCCGGAGTTAGGTCAAGACCTTAACGCCTACCACAACCTTGATGCAGAGGTCGAGCTTACATCGATCCTTTCGGAGCAAATTGCTCTTGAAATCGATCGTGAAATCTTAGCTGACTTGGTTAATGGTGCTACCGCTGCAACTCAATACTGGTCCCGTTCTCCGGGTCTATTCGTTAACCGCGACACCGGTGCTGAGATTGGCGCTAGTTCCAAGGCACCCGACTTCACGGGTACTGTCTCCGAGTGGTACGAAACTCTCATTGAAACCATCAATGATGTTTCTGCTGCTATTCACCGCAAGACTCTTCGCGGTGGCGCTAACTTCGTCGTCTGCGGACCCGAAGTCGCTAACATCCTTGAGTTCACCTCTGGATTCCGCGCTAGCGTCACAGCTGATGCAGAAACTGGTGATATCGGAGCGGTTAAGGTTGGTGCGCTAAACAAGAAGTTCGACGTTATCGTTGACCCATACTTCTTGCGTAACGTGCTGCTCGTTGGACGTCGCGGATCCTCTTTCCTTGAAAGCGGATATGTGTACGCACCATACGTGCCACTGCAAACCACACCTACTATCTTCGGACCAGAAGACTTCGTGCCTCGCAAGGGCGTGATGACTCGTTATGCGAAGAAGATGGTACGTCCCGATATGTACGGTATTGTTATCGTGCGTGGATTGACCGGCGAATCTGGAGGATGATCTAACGGATCAGACTTATAGTCGCTAACGAACAAACTCCCCTGTCACCTCGGTGGCGGGGGTTTTTGTTTTTATGTAGCCTTGGAGTATTTTAGTCATTATTGCCACTACTTATAAACAGCAAATACGACGCATCATTATTCAACAAAGGATTAGAGCCCCGTTCCAAAAGGACACGGGGCTTTATTTTGCTAGCTAACTGCCAAAAAGTTGATTTCTCAAATTTTTTCGCCGGTAAATTTTTGAGATTTTCATTTTTTGTATTATGAAAAACTATTTAACTTATAGACGTCAAAGGAACCATTTTTAATGCCAACCGATTTAAATCCAATTTCACAAACAAGCGCCATAGTCCTAACCTCAACAGGCAGTGCAGACAAAGTAGCTGCAGCCGTGCCATTTGGGATGTATACTGGTTCGATTGATTTCCTAAGCGGCGCCGCCCTACAAGTTAATTACGTTTATAAAAAGCTGGGTGGTGATGTCATAGATATTGAGTTAACACCAGCAAATGTTTACTCAGCCTATGAAGAGGCGGTCCTAGAATATTCGTATATTGTAAATTTACACCAAAGCAAAAATGTCCTCTCAGATTATATAGGTAACGCTACAGGCACCTTTGACCATTTAGGTAATATGAAGTCTGGTTCACTATCTTCTAGTTTGGGAGGTACTCACGTTGAATTAAAAATGCCAAAAATGCATTTTTCAATTGCCAAAAAAGTCGGAGATGGGTTATCTTCAATCAGTGGTATGGGCGGTACCCAAAGACAGTATTCAGCTTCATTCGCCCCAGTGACCAATATGCAGGATTATGATCTACAAACAATCGTAGAAACCGCCTCAGCCAGCGGAAAAGACGATTCTGGGAACAATATAGGTTTTTCTGGCAAAGTAGATAACAAAAGGATAATTGTAACCAAAGTTTTTTATAAATCCCCAAGAGCTATGTGGAGATTTTATGGTTATTATGGCGGAATCGGAGTCGTTGGTAATTATTCCACATACGGACAGTTCGCAGATGATTCAACTTTCGAAATTGTACCAACGTGGCAAAATAAAATGCAGGCAATTATGTATGAAGACTCAATCTATACAAGAACGTCTCATTACTCCTACGAAATAATAGCAAATCGATTAAGATTGTACCCCACACCGAGCGATTATTCGTTTGGTCCGGACGACAGGATCTTCTTCAGGTTTTATATAGAAGAAAATGCGTGGGATGAAACTGATGCATTTGAATCCGGCGTAAATGGTATTAACAACATGAACACACTTCCTTTTGCAAACATCCCATACAACAACATCAACTCCATCGGTAAACAATGGATTAGAAAATATTCGTTGGCACTTTGCAAAGAGATGCTCGGCCAGATCCGCGGTAAGTTTACGACTGTTCCAATTCCCGGCGAAAGTGTAACACTAAACTATAGCGAACTATTATCACAAGCTAAAGAAGAACAACTTGAACTCAGAGACAAGCTAAAAGAAATGCTCAAAGAAATGGAATATCCAGCACTAATGAAGACTGATCAAGAAAAAGCTGATGCAGCAACGGCCACTTTGAAAAACTCACCGCTGCCAATATTTGTAGGATAACTTGAAGAATGTCTAATGATTGGAAAAAGCCAGATGCCCCGCCGCCACCCTTGTTTCTTGGGAAAAAAGAAAGAGACCTTGTAAAACAAGTTAACGACGAATTAATAGAAAAAATAATTGGTCAACAAATACTTTATTATTCTATCGATTTATCAACGACCAATTTTCACGAATTATACGGCGAAGCTGTTGAAAAAACGTTTTTACCGCCAATACGAGTATATGCGTTAATTGAATACACCGACTTCTCTACTGATTATATGGAAGATGTTGGTATTGATAAAAGTTGGGAGATTATGGTGCATTTTCACAAAAGAAGATTGGAAGAAGATCAAGACTTATATGTCAGAGAAGGTGATTTTGTACTTTACAACGATAGTTACTATGAGATAGTCAAACTCAGCGAGCCACGCTTGCTTTTTGGTCAGGCCGGCCAAGATTTTGAAATAGCTGCAAGATGCAGAAGAGCTAGAAGAGGACTTTTCAATGCTTCCTGACAATTTTGACTTTGCTTTACTGCCCTCCGGTGCGTCAAAAGCTACATTAAAAGAAATTGGCATGCTTTCATCGACGATAGAGACGATTGATTACGCTATGGTATCTTGGTTAAAAGAAGATTTAAAATTATCAGCCATAACCAACGAAGGTTCAAGAAGAATACCAGTTTTGTGGCAATCTCCCGAGCGATCGTTTCAAATAAAGAATGCGAAAGAACTAAGGGATGATGATGGCGCCCTTAAATTGCCAGTAATCTCAATTCAAAGAACCGCAATGACAAAAGATCCCAATAGAAAAGGCGGGTTTCAAGCTCACCTGTATTCTAAAAATAAAGATGGCCGAACAGGCAGAATAGTAATAGCAAAAAGGATAGTAGAAGATAAGACTAGAAACTTTGCAGTTGCTTCTGGTGCTCGCATAGATCCAAATGGAATCGCCGCCAAACCTTCGGACAAAAAAAGGCAACTGTGGTACCCAAGGAAAAATTCCAAAGTAGTAATACAATCTTTATCTATTCCGATCCCGGTATATGTGAATATTGATTATAAGATTATAATGAAAACTGAGTACCAACAACAGATGAACGACTTAATAGCACCATTCATAACCAGAACTGGCCAAATAAATTCTTTTGTTTTGAAGCGTGACGGGCATCTGTATGAAGCATTTATCGAGCAAAACTTTGCACAAAACAACAATGTTGCAAATTTAAGTGAAGATACTCGGTTGTTCCAAACTGAAATAAACATAAAAGTTTTAGGATACTTAATTGGCGAAGGTAAAAACGATGACAGACCGATTGTTAGAATAGACGAAAACGTTGTAGAAGTATCCTATCCGCAAGAAAGAGAGGCCCCCGCCGGCGAGATGAACTTCTTCGGTGACTTAAAATAATGGTTCCTGAGAAGAATACCAGATCTTTTTATTAGTTCCTGAACAGGCTTTTGAAGCCTTTTGGGTTTAAAAACACTATTTAAAGTATGATTGCACTATCACATATCTAATTTATCGAGGGGAAGTTAAAACATGTCAGTCAAAAAATTCAAATTCGTATCTCCCGGAGTATTTATCAATGAAATTGATAACTCCTTTATACCTAAGTCAGCAGACGCAATAGGACCAGTAGTAATTGGTCGATCAGCGCGCGGCTTGGCGATGACGCCAACAAAAATCGAGTCCTATTCAAAATTTGTTGAATTGTTCGGCGATACCGTTCCCGGTAACGGCGGCGGAGACGTCTACCGCTATGGAAACTTTCAGTCACCAATGTACGGAACTTACGCAGCAAAAGCATTCTTGCGTGCAAACGTCGCTCCCCTCACTTACATAAGACTTTTGGGCCAGCAAACTAATGCTGGTAGTTCTGCCGGCGGCGCTGCTGCAGCAGGCTACAAAACAACCCAGAACTTAGGAACTGCCGCGGCCTCCAAGTCTAGTGCAAATGGCGGCGCGTACGGTCTTTTTGTGGCCAAGTCAGGATCTTCAATGGATCTTCTTGGAGAAACTTCTGGGGCCCTTCACTTAGCGGCTGTATTCTACATGAACACTGGCTCGGTTCAGCTTCGAGGCACCATTCGTCAAGGTGATGATGAAGGGACCGGATGTACTGCCTCTGTGGGTAAAGTCGTAGAAGCCGCCGGCGCAGTTGTATCAATGGGAACCGACGGCCTGTTTACACTATGTGTCAGTGGCTCTAACAAGGGTTCTCGAAGAATTAAGTTTAATTTTGATGACTCAAGTGATAAGTTTATTCGTCGTCGGGTCAACACAAACCCAACATTGCTTTCAACAGCTGGCGCTTTTTATCCACAATCAGCGGCAGATGATATTGTTCTGGGTGAATCTTTTGAACAAGAACTGCGCGATCGCGGTATGGACAGCTTGACTAATCTACATGGTGTTGTTCTCGGACTGGCCTTAAGTGGAACAGCCACTACTGGCCCTCATGCGTTTGAAGGTCAGGCCTCAACAGAAGCCAGAACTGGTTGGATTATTGGCCAAGAAATTAACGGAGTCACCAGAGGTTTTGAGCCACAAGCTCAACAAAAGCTTTTCCGACTCAAGGGCCGCGGCCACGGCGGATGGTTACACAAAAACATCAAGGTATCGATTACCAACATTAGGAAATCGAACACAACGCTTACGGATTACGGAACTTTCACAGTATTGCTCCGTGATATTAACGACACTGACAACAATGTCACTGTTTTTGAAAGATTCGACAACTGCAGCCTTGATCCCAAATCTCCAAACTATATTGCACGAGTAATCGGTGACAAATATGTTGAATGGGACTCCAACGAACGCAGACTCAAAGAGTACGGCAACTATGACAACCAATCGAAATATGTCTGGGTAGACATGAATGATAAAGTTGATGAAGGTGGTGCCGAACCTTCGCTGCTCCCATTCGGTTACTTCGGGCCTCCCAAGTTCAGAAACTTGATCAGCGCCAGTGTCGGTCACCAGTTTGCAAACACATTTATTATCAACGCACAAGGGCTGAGCGGTAGTGGCAACGTTGCTGGTGCAACCCCGATGAGTGGTGGAGCGCTCACAGTCGGCGGCGCCCAAGGAGCCGGCGTCCGATTCGCACTCAATGTTGCAGGAGGCAAGACTGGATGCGGCCCGGCCGACTTGTTCGTCCCAGTTCAAGCAGCTACAGCCTCGTTTTTCTTCCCGAAAGATCGCTTGCGGGTATCAGCCAGTGCCGGTGGACAATCAGATCCAACCGACTCTTACTTTGGTATCTCAACTACGAGAACAAGCGGTTCTACTCGCGCAGATGCTAGCGTCCTTGATACCCACAACTTGTTATATGGTGGCTTCCCGGATGATATTACTGCAAACACCGGTACTCCGGAGTTAAACCCAACTTCATACCCCGGTGTTGATGCTTATTCATACGTATTCAGTCTCAATGATGTTGTCCTTGATCCCAACGGTAACTACTACTATCAGTCAGGATCTCGCTCTAATGTCAAGCTTGAGGATGCCGACAGTCTTACAGCAGGAATTGCTAATGGATCCGTCACTTCGGGCTCTATTGATGGTCTCTTGAATGCGGGATACGGTAACTTCACCGCTCCGTTCTACGGTGGTTTCGATGGGTTCGATATCTTCAAGCCAGATCCGTTATATAATGCAGGAATGTCTACGACATCTACCGAAGATACAAGCTACATCTACCACACGTATCGCAGAGCTATTGATACGGTTTCAGATCCCGAAGTAGTCGACATGAACTTGTTAACTGTTCCGGGCCTCACGAATAATGCACTGACTGAACATGCGATTAATGTCTGTGAAAACCGCGGCGATGCCATGGCTCTTATAGACCTTCCAAGCGTCTATGTGCCAAACCATGAGTCATATAACTCGGACAAATCGGCTGCACTTCAAACTACACCAGTTAGGGCAGCTGAAGCGCTCCGCACTCGCAGAATTGACTCAAGCTATGGTGCAACGTTCTATCCGTGGGTTCAAACACGCGATGACAACACAGGCGCCAACGTTTGGATTCCGCCAACTGTTGCGATGCTTGGTGTTCTTGCAAGCTCACAAGCTAAAACCGATGTTTGGTTTGCTCCCGCCGGATTTAACCGCGGTGGCCTGACCGATGGAGCAGCCGGTATTCCAATTATCGGAGTTACCGAAAAGCTTACGAGTAAGCAGCGCGATACACTCTACGACAGTAACATTAACCCAATTGCTTCATTCCCATCAACCGGAATCGTAGTATTCGGCCAGAAGACTCTCCAAGAGCGCCAAAGTGCCCTCGACAGAATCAATGTCCGTAGATTGGTTATTTACTTGAAGAAGCAAATCTCGATTATATCTTCGCAGGTGCTCTTCGAACAAAACGTACAATCAACTTGGAATCGATTCAAGTCCTTGGTTGAGCCGTTCCTCGCGAACGTTAAAGTTCAGTTCGGTATCACTGATTATCGTCTGATTCTTGATGAAACAACCACGACTCCGGACCTTATTGACCAAAACATCCTCTACGCGAAGATTATGGTCAAGCCGGCCCGCGCAATCGAATTCATCGCAATCGACTTCGTGATTGCATCTTCCGGTGCATCATTTGATGATTAAAAAAGTCGTGGGGGATTTCCCCCGCGCAACTACTTAAAAATAGGATAAACACTAACAGGAGTACCTAAACCATGCCATTCTGGTCAACAGATTTTAGTCAAGACACAACTTTAAAAGACCCAAAAAGAAAATTTAGATTTACAGTCGAATTTCAAGGGATTGATTCGCCAATCGGCGGTGCTACCGTATGGTATGCCAAGACCGTATCCAAGCCCTCTTTTCAGATTGCTTCTTCGGAGCACAAATTTTTAAATCACACATTTTATTATCCCGGCTCTGTCACTTGGCAGGACGTATCATTAACTCTTGTTGATCCAGTTGACCCAGACGCAACTGCAACTTTTTCCGACATTGTGGTACAATCAGGTTATTCCCCGCCCACTGACAGCAACTCGTTAGGCACTATGTCTAAAGCAAAGGCCGCCGGCGCGCTCGGAACTATTATTATTACTCAAATTGATGCTGAAGGCAACCCACTTGAAACTTGGACACTCTGGAACTCATTCCTTACTGAAGTCAAATATGGCGACTTGGCTTATGGCGATGATGAATTGGTCGAAATGGCCGTCACCATTAAATATGATTGGGCTCGCGTTGAAACCGCTAGACCGTCTTCTTCAGTCAATGGTACTCAAGGTCAAGAGTTCTTTAGAGTATAATAACAAAGACAAAATAAAACGAGAGGTGTAAATTGTCGAGAAACAACAATGATCGCTTAGGCGCTCATCAACAGGACACTAGTCCCGCACCTTCACAAGTTATGCAAAATGAAAATCCCGGATTTTCTTTTGTCGTGCCCAGCGAGTTTGTGGAGCTGCCAACAGGGGGTAGATACTACCCAGAAGGTCACCCTCTGCACAAGCAGACAAGTATCGAAATAAAACAAATGACAGCGAAAGAAGAAGACATGCTAACGTCTCAAACGCTGTTGCGAAAAGGTATTGCTTTGGAGCGAGTATTATCTAGTTTAATTCTGGATAAAAACATCAATACCGATACTTTATATGTTGCAGACAAAAATGCAATCATTGTGGCAACTAGAATATCCGGATATGGCAGTGACTACAATACCACAGTAGTGTGTCCTACTTGCGGAGCAAATCAAAAATATTCTTTTGATTTAAGAACGGCTACTGTATATTCGGGAGAGGACTGTGAATCTTTGGGGGTTACGAATAATGAAAATGGCACCTTTGACGTCACATTGCCAAAAACCAAGGTTGGGGTCACTTTCAGGTTGCTTACTGGTCATGATGAAAAGCTCTTGCTGAATGGTATGGAAAAAGACAAAAAATCCAAGTCCCACGAAAGAAATATAACCAGACAAATCGCATTCATGGTATTGGCAGTAAACGGAGATTCTTCAAAAGAAGCAATTCAATATTTTGTTGAAAACATACCAGCAATTGATGCTAGGCACTTGAGAGCAGCTTACAAAGCCGCCTCTCCTAACATAGATTTAACTCAGATATTTGCTTGTGGCGAGTGCGATCACGAGCAGGACATGGAGGTCCCGCTTAATGCGGACTTTTTTTGGCCTGACCGATGAGTATATGGAAAACATATATGAGCAATTCTTTTTCCTGAAGTATTCAGGTGGCTGGTCGTTTTCTGAAGCATATAACTTGCCTGTTGGATTACGAAAGTGGTTTGTTGAAAGACTTGTGAGACAACTAGAGGCCGAAAAAGAAGCAATTGAAACGGCTCAAAAAGGTGGCGGTCGTAACTCGCAGGTTTTATCGGAAGCAAACCAGCCTCATCTGCCGGCACAGTTTGAGAATATGTAAAGACGGTTAACTCCGTCTTTTTTCTTGTATAACTAATTAATCTTAGAGTACATTTATAGCATGGGAGAACTATACCTTGGCTGACGGCATAAAATACACCAGAGAAGATTTACAGATCCAAGAAGAGATCATTGAAGGCTTAAAAGAGATTCAAAGGCTTCAGAGTCTTGGAAAAACTCTCGATGAAGAACAAAAAGCTTTATTAGCTGCAGCCCTTCGCGAACACGGTAACATCAAAGCTGCGATATCAGACCAGCGCTCTATAACCCAAGACATGATTCGTCAACGCAGGAATTCAAAAGCTGCATTGTTCGAAGAGCTAGAGGTCTTAAAGCAGCAACTCGTAGCGTACCAAAATATAAATACAAGCGGAAGGTACAAACAGGAAGTTTTAGACGCCCAACTAGCAGTTGAACAAAAACAACTTCAAATTTTACTTGAAACTAAGTCAGTAACTGACGAAGAAGTTTTAAAACAAAAAGAAAAAGTCGATCAACTCAGAAAACAAAACGAGGCATATAAAGAACAACTAACGGTAGCAAAAGAAATTGGTAAAACCCTTGGCACGGTTTTCGCTGTATATGAGAAGAATAAATTTTTTAATGTTGAAAACGCAGAAAAATTAACAAAGGCATTCAAGGGTGGTCGGATCGCACTCCAAGGTATGGCAAAAGCATTAGGCGCCGCGGCGGTAAGGTCTTATCTCGACTCTGTTGTAGGTCTCGTTTTTGCCCTTGAAGAAGCAGAAGCTAATTTTATCAAAACCACCGGCTCGTCGAGAGAGTTTGCTAAATCAATTCGCGGACAGTATGAAGACTTGCGGCAACTTGGGGTTCAGATATCTGAGGTTTCCGACGCGAACGCAGCACTTTATACCACATTCACTGATTTTACTACTTTAAGCCCAGAAACAAGAGACGAAATCGGCAAAATTGGTGCACTCTTAGGACGCCGTGGAGTAGACTTCAAAGACTTTGCTGCTGGTGTGCAAGCATCTAACAAAGCTTTCGGCCAAACGGGCCCACAGGCCGCTCAGACAGCCATGCAACTTGAAGCTTTGGCGTCCAAGCTACAGATACCACCCCAAATGATGGCAAAAGAGTTTCAAGCCTCTAGCGGAGCTTTAGCTAAACTGGGTAAAGATGGCCCAATGGCATTTGCTAGGCTTGCATTCGCTTTCAAGAAAACAGGCCTTGAAATCAACAAGATAATCAAGATATCAGAAGCATTCGATACGTTTGACGGAGCAGCCACCCAAGCCGGTAAGCTTAATGCGGCGCTAGGCGGAAACTTTGTTAATGCTATGGATCTTATGATGGCAACTGATCCTGTTGAACGTTTTGAAATGATCAGAGACTCGCTATCGGCTGCAGGGCTAGAATATGACACCATGGGATACTACCAAAGAAAATTCATTGCTGAGTCAGTAGGTCTTGATAGCCCGAATGAACTAGCAATGTTGATGTCTGGCAATTTAGAAGGCTTAGCAGATTCAGCACAATTAAGCCAAGCCGAAATTGTTGAATTAGAGAAAAAAGCAGCGGAAGCAACAAAAGTTCAAGAAAAGTTTAACGGCGCTATGCGGAGTCTTATTGTAGTTCTTGAGCCAGCAATCGACTTACTGCAGAAATTTGGTGACTTCCTCGCAACGAATAAAGGGTTCGCGACTGGCTTGGGCTATGTGATAATGGCTCTTGTTGGCGCCTTTGTTCTTTATAAAGCTACAATGATGGGGCTGTTTGTAATAGAAAGCCTCCGTGCCATAGGGCTTTTGGGGCTTGCCGGCGCAGAAAAAACTAAAAATGAAGTAACTAAAGAATCCATACTGTTGTCTGATGCAACCGCCGTCTCTTTAGCTAAATTGACACCGCTCATGTTTGCCTTTGGCGCTGCAGTCCTTCTCATTGGGCTGGGCGTCGCCGCCGGCGCCATTGGCTTAGGATTCATGGCTCAGAGCTTTGGAGGCTTAGGGGACGCAGCATGGCCAGCCGCTGCAGCAATAATTGGCTTTACACTAGCGTTTACATTAATGATCTTCGTTCTAGCCAAGACAGCACCCGTGGCCGCCGTCGCAGGCTCTGCTCTCCTTTATCTGGGTGGTGGAATAGCCTTAATTGGCGCCGGGATGTTAATGACGGCAAAAAGCTTTGCTATGTTTAATGAAACCTTGCAAAGTATGGATACAACCAACATGACTAATCTCCTAACTGAGTTTGATAAATTCAGCAACACAGTAGAAAACATGTCCAAGATAGCGGATGCCATTGAAGAGATTGGCGAGGCTATGGAAGATTTAAATACCAATAAGACGATTGCGCTGACAAGACTAATCAAAACAGTGCAGATTGGCACCCCTGAAGTAATGGAAACAGCCGGCAATCTTGAAGCTATAACCACAAATCGTGCTGCAGCGCAAGCAGCTATAGATACTGAAGCAGTGGCAGAAATAGCATCTGCTGCAGCAGTAGCAGCCGTCGCCACTGGCGCCCAAAGACCAGAGATGAATGCTGGCCAGTATAGATCGGCTCAAAAACGTATGGCCACCAAGATAGTGATTGATAACGTTGTCCACATGGATGGAAGAGAAATCGGAAGAGTTACGGACAAGAGCTTGGGTGAAAAAATCGCCGCGGCCATAAATGGACTCGCTTCTCCGATTGCATAATATAACAATAAAAAATGTGTCCGTTAGATACTTATAGTAAAGGAGCCAAGATAGATGGCTGAAGATGATTCAATCGCAGGAGACATAAGCGTAGCGCACGATTTTTTTAATTCGCACTTTGACTCTAAAAGATACAAGACGCCTACTGTTGGGCGCCGATTGCAAAAAGAAGTAAGAAACTTTGTTGATGGTAGCGATTACCTTGCAAACAAGCGAAAGATGATGATATCTTTTCAGCATGTGCCTTCTGGTAGATCTATTTTCTTCAAATCGTTCATAACAGCTTTTAATGAAACTTATAATTCAGACTGGGTAGATGAGAAGGTCTATGGCCGTGCAGACCCAATAATTCTTTTTAAAAATACATCTCGGAGAATTACGCTGGCCTTTAAAATACCAGCAGGAACTGAAGGTGAAGCATACGAAAATCTAACTAAAATCCAGCAATTGGCTCAATTCTTATATCCAAATTATAAAAACGTAGGAGATGCTGAGACAATTGCGCAATCTCCACTGATTAGGCTTAAAGTTATGAACTTGGCACAAAAATCTAATCCAAATCCCGGCCGTGTGGCGGTCGAAGGAACAACTATGACCAACTCTGCCCGTCAAACTCAAAGCCCTGAGCAGCACTTTAGAAATTATCGAAGTAATCATCAATCATCCGGTGGTCTATTGGGGGCAATAACAAATTTGACAATACAGCACAACTTGGAAGGTGAAGACGGGGCTTTTATGAAGGCAGAAAACACCATATTACCAAAACTGTTTGAAATCAACCTAGAATTCTCAGTAATCCACGAGCAGCCTCTTGGTTGGCAAAAAACACGCCGCGGCGCCGATTTTTATGATGAAAACTTCCCGTACAATGCGATCGCTAGTGATCCTTTCAGTACGTTTGCTGACGGTAAAAATGATGTACAGTCCATAATAGATGCCGCTAATCCACCTCAAGCCCGCATTGATAACGCCAAAGCCAAGAAAAACAAAGCAATATGGGGCCTTAGCGATAGCGAAAGAGATGCCGTAGCTAATCGCCGCAGTTCGCGACAAACGGCCCGGGCTATGAAAAAAGCTAACGCACTAGGGGATGCAGTACAGGGGATAGGCTCAGATCATGATCTGGGCACAGGCACCCCGGTGGCGGATACGGACTCAGGTCAATATGTCATCAGGGACCGTGATGGCAACGTTATGTTCCACTATTGACGGGTGAAAACAAAAAAGACCCGCCGAATGATCAGCGGAGAAAGGCGACAAATAAATTATGGCAAGATATAAAACAGATAGAATATTTAGAAACAGTAGCGAATATTATAAACCAATTCGCCGCGGCCAAAAAACAATCAGACACTTTGAAACACCGATATTGGCCAACCCGGGCCCAGCCACCAGAGCGTTGATCAGTAGCACCACTCATATATGGACCGTTGGAGACAGATTCTACAAATTAGCAAATACATATTATTCCGACGTTAGATATTGGTGGGTTATCGCGTGGTACAACGGTGTGCCCACAGAGGCTCACTTAGAGCGCGGAACACCTATTGAAATACCACTAGAACTAGAGGCTGTTTTAAGGGTCTTGGGTCAATAAGATGGGGGCGATCAAGCAAGACGACCCAAGAGCGCAGAAGGCCTTAGAAAGTTTCGAAGCAGCTGTCGAATGTGGGCCAAAAATTCGCGATGGCATGGCTGGGTACGATGCTATGCAAGATCCACTTCGGGATGCCCTTTTGGCCTCTTACATCCCCGATGCCTCCCCTATGGAGGAGATAACCTACGATGATCTAGAACCGGCTCAACAACAAGAATTGGACAGCATAATCAATATGTTCTATCCGGGCGGCACGGGCGCATCAATGGGTGGCAGTACTGGCTTTTCAGACAGAAAATATGGTTCATCGGGCCCGGGCTATATGTCTGATGGAGAAGATTCCATAATTTCTACTGCTATCAGTGAACGTAAGGGCGAAGAGGAAGAGATAGAAGGCGCATGGGCAAAAACAGTCACAGGCAACCACCGTCATGAAGGCACACCATCAGCCACAACAAATGGCAGTCTCAATAATTTATTAAAACAGACCAATGAAAATAGAATAGTTAAGCACATGATGTCCGCTGGTACGCGTAGTTACGAGGTAGCCTATGACATTACCAATTATGATGGCTCAAAGCCCCCCAAGAGCGCTATTCTCAACGATGCATTGACATCTATGAATCCGGCCCAAAGAGCATATGTAGACTTCATAAGAAAAGACTATGAAAACGGAGGTAAGTTCTTTACAGAGCACGCTAGCGGCGCCTTTACCGCCTATGATCAAATGAAAACCTGCGCAGGCAATATAAAACGCCGAGATGATGAATACCAAAAGGCCATTGAGGCTGCAAGGGATAGAAATCTTCAAGGCCTCCCCGCCGACGCGTCTTCGTGGGACTATTTCGCCGCAGCAGGAAAAGAACTGCTTGGGTTGTCCGATGTAGACGACGATTTAGCAAAAGAACTATTCAATACGTCTAATCAAAGTTCAACCACAGAACTGGCCCTAACTGCTTTGGGTATCGATATGAATTATAAAGAGCAGTGTTATTTGTTGGCCAAAATTATACAACTTGCAGAGTACAAGGCTAGAATTGTAGATGAAGGTAAAGATAGAGGTTCTCCATCTAAAAAGCCTTTACCATACGTTGGGAAATCCGGCAATGCGTCCATAATGGTAAACGGCGATCCTTTTGGATTCATCAACAAGTTAACACAAAGCGGCAAATTTGAAAAGTTTTTCGATATAAGAACAAGCGAGCTGTCAGAACTGCAGCCATATATTAGGCTCTATAAAGTTGAAAGAAACTATAAAACAGGAAAAGAGTTTGAAAATCGTATATCGTTTGATTCCACGGAGTCTCCCGAACGCCTTTCGGACTTTTTCAAGAAAAAGGAAGCCAGAGGTTTCGGCGTCGGTATAAAAGATTTTACGTTTAAGTACGAGGGCTCCAATCCATTTGCAGTTAAGAAAAGTATTAGTGCAAAACTTACTATTCATGCAAATACATTTGATGAGTTAATAGCTTTGCGCACAGGCACCGCTGCCAAATACCGCTACTTGGATCTTTGCTTGAAGACTGGCGACGTCGAACGCAAAAAAGATCAGACTTATGATGATTATGTCGGAAAGGCAATGCAGCGCATTCAAGATTCAAAAAATTATAAGCTAGATTTCAGACTCAAAGCTGTTGTTGGGTGGTCTACTCCAAAAGCACAAGGCGGTGTAACAGTTCAAAGAGCGATTGACAAACAGGCCCTCATGGACGCTATAGATGAAAGCTACATAACTTTAAACTTAACCCCCACCACTCATGAATTTAATATAGGTGATGACGGCAGAGTGGAATTTGTAATCAACTATCTTGCGTATGTAGACGAACTATTTGATCAGCCCAACTATAACGTATTTGGCACTGCAGACTTAAATGCGGCAGCTTTTTTGAGTGAGATCGAAAAGAAAGATGCCCTCGTAAGCTGTAACAAGGGTATTAGCCGCTCCGCCAAAGCGGACGAGGGCACATTATCAACTTGGATGGAGGAGCTGAAAACAAGCAGCCTTCAAGGTTTAATCGAAAAATTATCAAGCCGAAAGAGAATATTTTATGCAAGAATACCAAGAAACCAATTGGCCCTATTTACATCTGAAGGGCCTTTTTATGAAAGAGGCGGCGCCACTTTAAACATCAACGCTTCCGAAAGTTTACGAAAAAGCTTGAAAAAAGATCTTGACCAATTAATAAGACCCCTAGACGGTAAATGGAAGGAAGTGTTAAATGATGAAGGAAAAGCAACCGGCGTTGATGCCGAGGGCCTAACTTTTTCTGAGTGGGATCACATACAAAAAGAAAAATTAATGTTTTCTACTAGTGCGATCAACTGGGACGAAGAGCATGTAGCCTTTTTCTTCTTGAGTGACTTAATAGACGCAGTATTGTCTAATATAGAAGAGGGCATAGACAACTTTGAAACTTCATTAAATAAATATATGGAAACTCCGAGAACTGCAGGAAATCCTCCCTTTCCAACTGCTAGTCCATCTCAAGGAGAGGTAAAGTTAGAATTGGAAAGATTTGAAAGACTCAAGCAACAATTTAAAAAACTCCGAGTAGTGCTCGGACCCATAGAGATAGTGAATCCTACTGATGAAATAGGAACCACATTTCTTTCATTAGGCGACATACCGATTTCTGTAAAATATTTTGTTGAATGGCTATCGTCAAAAGTTGTCGGTAAGTCCTCTACCAGCTATCCGTTAAGTTCTTTTTTATCTTCGTTTATGAATAACATGCTCAGAGATTTTTTGAATTCGAACACTTGCTTTGCCAAAAGAAGTTTTCAAAAACTAAGACTGTTTAATACAACAATAACCGACTACGAGTTGCTTGGTACCGGCTACGACTCGTTAACTAACCTTGCCGAAGTACTGGAGGCTCGTCGAGTTTTCCTTGGGGGTTCAGTCACAGACGGCGGAGATGAAGCCGACGAGGCGATGGTCGTCCTCGGTGGACAGACTCGAATTCTAAACATATCGGGCCCCGAAAAAGGAACGAAAGGTCCGATCGATAGTGAGAGAAATTACTTAATTTTCCATGCTGGCCGAACATCCCCGACCGAAAAGATGAGAGGCATCCGCGCGGTAGATCAAAGCCGCGGGATTTTTCATTATTTGTTAGGTCGCGACCGCGGCTTGATAAAAAACATATCACTACAGCGAACCAGTACGGCCGGCCATAAAGAGGTTAGATTTGAACAAGAGGGATATGATGGGTTACAACAATTAAGGGAAGTTTACGATGTGGAAATTGATTCTTTTGCCAACATTAATGCGTGGCCCGGTACATATATATTTGTCGATCCTCGTGGATTTGCTCCGACCTTGAGCTACAATATGAACCAAGAAGGGTTTAATTTTGAAGATTTAACTGACTATGGATTGGGTGGCTATTATATGGTGATCACATCAGAGCACTCATTTGGCCCGGGCTATGCGAACACTAAAATAAATGCTAAATGGACACACCAAATTGATCAAAAAGCAGATCGACCGGCCGCCGGCGGTGATGTCATGGAGGGTTTTCAGGCCGATGACACATCAACCATACCAAACCTCCAAAATGGTAAGGGAAAATGTAGTAGCGAACGAAAAGCCCGTATGAAAGAAACTTTTACCGGTACCGAAGATTCTGGTTTTTTATCTTCATTCATGAAAGCGCTCGGACACGATGATGAGGTCTCTAAAAAACCTAAAGGCTAATAGAGTTGATGCTAAATATTAAGAAGGAATTAAAAAATGTCAAAATTGTATGTTAGGAGCGAAGACGAAGGCGCCAAAAACCTTTTCAAAAAAAGAACTACATATCGCGCCAACATGTATCAATATGCACGCTCTTATCCAAACATAGTAGATTTTAATTTAGGGGAAAAGTTTTTTTATGGTAGAACAAGCATGTTTTTTGAACCTATTATATTCCGTAGCAACTTGGCTCAACTCCGGCCACTCGACGGCCCAATAAACCAAGTGGCCAAGAATCCCAGAGCGATAAACTTTGTGGCTGATGTTTTTAATCAAATGTTTGCACAATTTAGAAAAGCGCAGATGACGGGAAAATTAAACAATCGTGATCAAAGCCCAATAGCTGAATTTAAAATTTATAAAGCGTTCGAAAGCCCTGATATATTGTATCGAGAATACGTCAGTGCTCAATTATCTACAATGATAGGAATTGCCACAAATAAAAAAATGATTTTTGATAATTTTGATCAATTCTTTAAGTACTTTATTGATAGCATAACCGTATCAGCTAAAAGAATACCGTTTACAAGACCCGCCTTCATAAAAAGCAAATACTGCCCAATAACGTGTTCAGGGTTGGCAATTGAGCTTGACAACAGCGACTACACCGATGACGAAGGGAAGTGGTACAAGATCATCGAAAGCCCTAACTGGCTATACTATGTAAATCTTTGTAATAGTTATGGCTTTATGATTGACATGAATTATCCAATGAGGATCGTAGCTGATATAGACTCCGAAATTATGCAAGAAGCCGCAGCCGCTTACGGCTTAACAAGCACTGCCGTTGTCTTAGAAGACGCATACCGCCCGGCCCACCGCAATTATATGCAGCAGTTTAAAGATACGCTATATAATGCATATGTGGCCGCGACTAGAGTCAAGCATGTCATAGAAGGGGGGTGTGCCGGCAACTCAGTTCCGGTGGTCTCAAAAAGCACAGTATACTCGAAAGAAACATTTGAAAAAGTGTACAGCGATGCATTTTTCTTGGATACATATTTTAAAATACGATTTCAAGAAGAAGAATCGCAGTTCTCCAAAAGCGAAAAAGCGCGCATCATGGATGATTGTAAAGAAGTTGCCCGAATTGAGGGAGTTGAGTCCGCATTAGACGATTTTGAAAGAATTTTGAATAAAACGTTTGACTATCGAGGCTCCGTGAGCTATATTACGAAACACAGGAATGCAATAGAAAAATAGCATTCAAGGACTGGGCTTGTATTTTCAAACTTTAGATGACAAAAAAGAATGCGTAGGTGTTTATTCTAATGGCCACCTAGAGTTTGGCGAAATTCCGGAGAAAATTACCAGAACATGGAAATACACAGGCTCCGTAGATAAAGAAGAAATAGAGTATGCATGGCTGATGTGCAATGGTCGAGATTTGAAAGAAGTGTGTCCTCCGGAGTTAACTACTGAATTAGAAAAAATTCAAAGTAAGTTTAGAGCATTCATGAAAGCTTTTGATATAGCGAATGTTAATTTACGTGAAAATTGTATGTTTGATTTAGTTCCATTTGATTTCCTAAAGCAATTTTGCGAAATCAAAAATAAAATCACGGAACACGTGTTTGAAAAATACGAAAAGCCACAAAACTATGAGTTTCTGAGCAGATCGTACAAGTTGCTGCATAAGATATCTTATCAAGATCTAAATGTCAATGTTGAAGGATGCCGAGACTTGTTCCTAAGCAGTGCAGACGCCAGAAAAGTAACTGCCATATTGAACGGAAACAAATTCATAGATTATAATTTGTTTGGGACGGTGACCGGCCGTTTGTCTACCAAGAGTGGCTCTTTCCCGGTGTTGACTATGAAAAAGAAATTTAGAAAGCTGCTAAAACCCAAAAATGATTGGTTTATTTCTTTAGACTATAATAGTGCGGAAGTGCGCACTCTGCTTTCGCTGTCAGGCCAACAACAGCCGGATATCGATATACACGATTGGCACTGCAAGACAATTTTTAAAGATGTTGCCGGCCTAACTCGGCAGAAAGCGAAAACCATGTTTTTTGCTTGGCTCTATAACCCTGCTTCAAAAAAGGGTGATATAGATTTTTATGATCGTAAAAAATTACTTAGACACTGGTATAAAAATGGAGTGGTAAAAACTCCCTTCGGGAGACAAATAAAGGTGACCGAAAATAAGGCCTTTAACTACTTAATTCAAAGCACAACAGCTGACCTTGTAATCGATCGTGCGGTGGAGATTGACGTAATCTTACAGGACAGAAAGTCGTTTATCTCCCATATAGTGCATGACGAAATAGTGATTGATTTTAATGATGAAGACCGCGGAATCTTACAAGAAATTAAGAAATTGTTTGCTAAAAATAAATTGGACTGTTATGTTGTTAACATGCAGGCCGGTAAAAATTACTATGAACTTAAGGAGATGAGCATATGATTTCAATTGTTGGACTTGGCAACGCGGCCTCTGCAATCGCCGATCTATTTTCGGATATCAAGCAGTATAAGGTTTACAAACTAAACTCAAAAGTTGAAAGAAATAACAAGTATAATTTTAAATTAAAAAAATTTGATAATCCGGAAGAATATGAATCTAACATTCCAAATGTAAAAAAGTTTTTTGAACCGATCAGCGACAATATTCAATTTTTTGTAGTGGGTGGCTCTTTTAGCTCAAATTACACCTTGGGAATTCTTGAGCAGTTGAGAGACAAGAAAGTAGATCTTATATACGTGCAACCTGACACGGAGTTACTGACCGGATACCCAGTTTTAATAGAAAACACTACGTTTGGCGTCTTACAGGAATACGCCAGATCTGGCCTTATAAATTCAATAACACTAATATCTAATTTGTCAATCGAAGAATCGCTTGGAGACATCAACATCAAAAATTATTATGGTTCGCTGAATAATTTTATATTTTCATCGATTCATCACTTAAATTATTTTACTCATTCAGAGCCAGAAATTGGTCAGGTCTCGCGACCGTCGAATATCAATCGCATTCGTGCTATAGCTGGCCTTAATATGAAGAATATTGAAGAAAAATGGTTCTTTGACCTTGACAACCCGAGAGAGTTATGTTATTATTTAGCTATCAATACAGAAAGATTAGAAACCGAGGGTGGTTTGCACAAGAGGATTGTCGATATGCTTAAACAAAAGCCAAAAAATGCATTTCGTAAAATTTCTTATGCAATATACGAGACACCTTATCATGACTTTGGGTTCTGCGTTGCCCATACTAACGTAGTACAAACAAAAAAAACTCTTGACAAGCTAGAGCAAGAGTGATACATTAGATATCAAGGAACGCTTGATATACTTTACAAACAACAAATAGGAGAAAAAACTAATGTCAATCAACATGGAACTAATGCGGCGCAAGCTTGCAACACTACGAGGCGAGGGAGGAGATAACAGAGACTCAGTTTGGTTTAAACCAGACGAGGGGGATACTGATATCCGCATCGTGCCTACATCGGACGGAGATCCTTTGAAGGAAATGTTCTTCCATTATAATGTCGGAGATCACAAGGGTGGTATTCTTTGTCCAAAGCGAAACTTTGGCGAACAATGTCCAGTCTGCGACTTCGCATCACAATTGTGGCGAGAGGGAGTTGATAACAACGATGAAGAAAGCAAGAAGCTTGCAAAGTCGCTGTTTGTTCGCACCCGGTATTTCTCGCCCGTCGTTGTCCGCGGTCGCGAAGACGAAGGAATCAAAGTCTATGGTTACGGAAAGCAAGCGTATGAATTGCTTCTTGGCTATATTCTTGACCCCGAGTACGGTGATATTACCGATTCGCTAGACGGAACCGACATCACGCTTACTTACACTAAGCCCACACATCGTGGCGCATATCCACAGACAAACTTAAAGATGCGTCGTAATACATCTAACTTGCTAGAGGATAAGGAAGCAATCCCCGCCCTCCTTGAGCGAATGCCAGAATTTGGCTCGCTATTTGAACGCCTTAGCCCCGCGCAAGTAGACGAAATCTTGGATAGCCAGCTTTCTAGCGATAAAACCGCTGAAAGCCGGTCATCCACGCTAACAAAGCAATACGGTCCCGCTGACGGTAATAAGAGCGAAGTTGACCGAGCCTTTGATGAATTAGTTGCTGGTTAGCGAAGTTTGTGGCCACCGTTGGCAGAGCGGGTTTAAATACTCTGCCACCCCTTTATACATAGCAGAAGAAGGATAAAATAGATATGGAAAAGAAAAGAAGAGTATTATTATCTACATTGATAAAGACATTAGAGTACCACCAGATGGACATTGAAGAAATGGAAGATTTCTTTGTAGAATTTCAAGAAAGCAAAATGGTTGATCAGTTTTTTGGTAAGCTGAGCGCGAAGACACGCGAAGAAGTAAATGACGAAGAACTGATCGTTGTTCGTAACCGCCTAATTCGACCAGTTATTGGCAATGTTTCAAATTTGCATCTATTACGCAGAATGGTGCCGGGGATCGAACCCAACAAAGACGGCTCCTGTACAATAGATATGACCACAGAGTGGATTGTTAAATTTGGTATTACTGAGGAAGATTTCCGAAATGGTAATAGAAGGCTCATGTTAGCACCAGATGCACAGAAACTTTTGAAAATGTCATCGAATAGTTTTGTTAACAATCGATTCTTTAAAGATAAGACTACCAAATTTGGTAAAATCTGGGTAATCGATCTTAACGCAGTTGAGCAATATAAAGAAAATCGAGAAAATCCTCAAATTTCGCTTATAAGCCAAAAGTTATAGAATGCCGATAGCAGACCGGAGATAGTCTGCCTTATTTTAACAGAAAGGAGTATTAAAATGTTAGAATGGATTAAGTCCGTATGGGCCCAATGGAAGGTTCAGGTTAGCGTAGTCGGTGGAGTTCTGGTTATTGCAACCGCTTACGGAACTTGTTCGGTTGAGCCAGCAACTGTATCAGATGCAACACCAACCAACACCGAAACTAGTACAACCAGTGAGGCTGTAGAGGTATCGTCCACCACCACCGAGACCACGGAAGAAGGGACAACAACGGATACTACAACCGAAACCAATACTACAACCGAAACAGAGTAGTAATCTAAAGCCGCTGGCAGACCGGTGTAAAGTCTGCCCTGTTTTAAGGAGAGAAAATGAGACTCGTTCTACCAGTCCTTGCCGTGACCCTAATGATGGCTTGCGGAGACAAGGATGAAGACACCGCGGCAGACACCGCTAGCTCTACTGACACAGCAGAGTAAAAACAGCCGCTGGCAGACCGGTATAAAGTCTGCCGCCATTTTCACAAGGAGAGTACGATGGCAAAAACAAAAACGAAATCTAAGGCCGGCCGCGTACCGATGCAAGATTTGATGAAATTGGTTAACAAGAAGGCCGGCCGTAACGTAGCCCATGACTTGACTGGCGAAAACCCAACCGCGGTAAAAGAATGGATCCCGACTGGCTCCCGCTGGCTTGACTCTATTATATGCAAAGGCCAGTTAGCCGGCGTACCAGTAGGCAAGGTGACTGAGATTGCAGGCCTTGAAGCTACCGGTAAGTCATACATGGCAGCACAGATAGCTGCAAACGCTCAGAAAACGGGCAAGGTTATCGTTTACTTTGATTCTGAATCAGCTATCGACCCTGCGTTCTTGGAACAGGCAGGATGCGATTTAGAGCGATTAATGTATATTCAAGCTTCATCGGTAGAGTTTGTTTTAGAAACAGTTGAAGAGTTGCTTGGCGCTACTGACGAACAGCTTGTATTTATATGGGACTCGTTGGCATTAACACCGTCGATTTCTGACGTAGAAGGGGACTTCAACCCGCAATCATCCATGGCCGTAAAGGCTCGTATTTTGGCCAAGGGGATGTCAAAGCTCGTGATCCCAATAGCAGATAGGCAAGCTACGTTAATCGTCTTAAATCAACTTAAAACAAACATTCCGCAAGGCCCAATGGCGCGCCAGATTGCTATGACAACACCATACATCACGCCCGGTGGAAAAGCTATGCACTATTCTTATTCCTTAAGGATCTGGCTCACCGGCCGAAAAGCCAAATCAGCGTATATTGAAGATGACAAGGGATTTAGAATAGGATCTGAAGTTAAGGTAAAACTTGAAAAATCACGCTTTGGAACACAAGGCAGATCCTGCGCTTTCCGCATACTGTGGGGGAACGAAGTTGGAATCAGAGATGAAGAGTCGTGGTTCGACGCGATTAAGGGCTCCGACTCACTTAGCAGCGCCGGCGCATGGTACACACTAAAGACGGAAGATGGCTATGAAAAGAAATTTCAACCATCAAAGTGGACTGATATTATATCTAGCGACGAAGAGTTTAAAAGCAGAGTAATCCAGATTATGGATGAAGAAATAGTTCGCAAGTTCGACAAGCGCCAAGGCGATGCAAAAAACTTTTACGAAGATCCGAGTGATCTAACAGTGCCACTTAATAGCTGAAAAGGCTTGACAAACCGATCCCCATCCATTATAATATGTTATGGATGGGGATTTTTTATTGGCATACGCCTGTTCAAAAAGGAGTTAAAATGAGTAAAACAAAAAGAGTGCTGATTGTTGACGCACTAAACGCATATCTAAGGGCTTATATCGTAGACCCTTCTATTTCGCTTAATGGCGATCCAATCGGGGGCATCAAAGGATTTATAAAAATTCTACAAAAGCTGGTTCGTGAAAGCGCTCCTAGTGAGATTGTGGTAGTCTGGGATGGTCCCAACGGATCTCAAAAAAGAAAATCGATTGATAAATCGTATAAAGAAGGGCGAAAGCCAATCAGGCTTAACAGGGCGTTTCACAATCTTACCGATGAGCAAGAACTAATCAATAAGATGTGGCAACAAAGCAGGATAATTGAATTTTTGAACAACATGCCAGTTATACAGTTTATGATCCCCGAGATTGAGGCTGACGATGTTATTGCCTACCTGACGAGGCTGCCAAAATATGATGGGTGGCAAAAAATTGTGGTTTCTAACGATAAGGATTTTATGCAAATCTGCGACAATGAAACGATTCTTTTAAGACCAACAAAGAACGAAATTATGAACAAAGACAGAGTGATCGAAACAACGGGGGTACACCCCACCAACATGGCGCTAGCGCGAGCAATTATCGGGGATAGTTCCGATAACTTACCCGGAGTAAAAGGCGTTGGATTTGGGACAGTCGCTAAACGATTAGGTTTCTTGTCAGAAGAGAAAACTTATACAATAGACGAGGTTATCGAGCATTGTGAAGAAGCTCGCGAAAAAAGCAAACTTAAGATTTATGATAATATAGTCGAGAATAAATCAGTGATTGAGCATAACTATAAAATGATGCAACTATATAGCCCGATGATCTCTATCCAAAGCAAGACTATGATCCGAGAATCTATAAATAATTTTGATTGCGATTTTAACAAAACAGCCGTGATTAAGATGATGATCGAGGACAATTTTGGTGAATTAAATTGGGATGATCTACGTGCAAACTTAAACAGAATTAGCAGAGAGTGTGTTGACGCCGCAAACCAAACTTAATGTTTTTTGGCTTGACTTTACGATATAATATGCTATACTTATTAATACTAAAAGAGGGTGATTATGCAAGCTGCAAAAGCTAATTTCGGAAGGTATGGAAAAGCCTTCCAAGAAGGTCTCGTGCAGCTGATATTTCAAGATAGGCCCTTCGCCGATCAAATAACAGAGGTGCTTGATGTTAATTTTTTGGAACTTGAATATCTAAAAATTGTACTACAGAAGATCGTGGACTATAGAACAAAGTATCAGGTGCACCCCTCTGTGGCAGCATTTGACACGATCTTAAATACGGAGCTTGATTCAGAGGAACAGGTTTTACAGACTCAGGTTCGTGAGTACTTTAATAAGATTCACAACACGGAGCCGTCTGATGTATCTTATATCAAGGAAACGTCTTTAGACTTTTGCCGAAAGCAAAATCTAAAAGAAGCGATGCTAAAGTCCGTAAACCTTTTACAGAACTGCAGTTTCGATGAAATATCCACCGTGATCAACGAGGCCCTAAAACTTGGCTCAAATACTGATTTTGGTTACGACTACTTGGCAGACTTTGAAACACGATTTATCCCGAAACACAGGAATCCGACAACAACCGGATGGAAAGACATCGATGCCATCACGAGCGGCGGATTAGGGAAAAACGAGCTTGGTGTGGTGGTCGCTCCCACTGGGGCCGGAAAATCAATGGTGTTGGTGCATCTAGGCGCCGCAGCAATCCTCGAAGGTCGTACGGTAGTGCATTATACTCTTGAGTTGCAGGACACTATTATTGCCACACGATACGACAGCTGCATAACTGGATATCCACTTTCTGACTTGCTTGGCTTCAAAGAAGAGATTTACGATACCGTCAAGGATGTGGAAGGCAAGTTGATAGTCAAAGAGTATCCAACCAAGTCAGCTTCTACCAATACGATAAAGAACCATCTTTCTAGATTACAAAAAAGGGGGATAGAACCCGGCTTAATTATAGTTGACTATGCCGATCTTTTAAAGCCGGTAGTAGTTAGGAAAGAAAAGAGAAATGAACTAGAATCAATTTACGAAGAATTGAGGGCCCTATCGGCAGAATTCAAGTGTCCAATTTGGACTGCATCACAGACTAACCGATCCGGCTTGAATGCCGAAGTTATCACCATGGAGCAGATTTCCGAAGCATTCAATAAATGCTTTGTGGCTGATTTTATTATGTCGGTATCAAGAACTATTGAAGATAAACAGAAAAATGAAGGTAAAATTTTTATTGCCAAAAATAGAAATGGACCTGATGGAATGGTATATAATATTTTTATGGATACCTCCAATGTAAACATAAAGATACTACCAAAAGTAAATAATCCGGCCGGCGGCTTAACAATTCCGCTAAACCCGGTTACATTAGAGACTAAGACACAGCGTGAGCTGTTGAATAATAAGTACAAGAATTTTAGAAAAAGAAAATAAGGAACCTAAATAATGAGAACAATTCAAAACATCCGCAGATTTCGGCTAAGTGATACTTTCATTGAGCCATACAAAACCAAGAAAGTGCCGTGGGGCCCCTTGGGATATGTGACCTATAAGAGGACATATTCTAGACGTTTAAGTGAGTTTGAGCCGGATGCTGATGGCTCTGAAGAATGGTGGCAAACTTGTCGTCGAGTTATCGAGGGCATGTTTAATATGCAAAAACAACACGTGTTTCAGCTTGGCTTGGAATGGAACGACAACAAGGCACAGAAAACAGCAAAGGATGCCTTTGATAGACTTTTTGAATTAAAATGGACGCCACCCGGCCGCGGCCTTTGGATGATGGGCACCAAGTTTGTCGAAGAACGCACAGCTGCTGGCTTATTTAACTGCGCTTTCCGCTCTACTCGTGACTTGGCCTCTAAGGGAGGCTACCTATTTGCTTGGATGATGGATGCACTAATGGTCGGCGTCGGGGTCGGATTCGATACCGAGGGCGCCGCCACTGTGACAATCCAAGAGCCACAATGGACCAACGACACATTAGTTATCGATGATTCTCGGGAAGGTTGGGTTGATTCCGTTCATGCTCTTTTGGACGGCTTCTTTTTTGGTGACAAAGTTCCTAAATTTGATTATTCCGCGATTCGAAAAGAAGGCGCCCTAATCAAGGGCTTCGGAGGCACGTCTTCCGGCCCGGGCCCCCTAATCGAACTACACAAAAACCTGACTGAGCTGTACTCCTCAAAAATTGGAGAATCAATCACATCAGTCGACATTGTGGATACTGAAAACCTGATCGGCAGGTGTGTGGTATCAGGAAATGTTAGGCGTTCTGCAGCCTTAGCCATGGGCCGTCACGATGACACTCGTTATCTTGAGATGAAAAATGATCAAGAAAAGTTGTACCATCATCGGTGGGGCTCAAATAACTCTTTTAATGCCGAAGTGGGCATGGATTACACATGGCATGCAAAACAGAGCCAAAAAAACGGTGAACCCGGATACATATGGCTTGATAACGCAAGAACTCGGGGCAGGTTTAAAGATGGCTTGCGGTATGATGATGTCAACGTTGCTGGCTTTAACCCTTGCGTTGAGCAACAACTAGAAGACGCTGAACTGTGTTGTTTGGTTGAAACTTATCCTGCAAAGCATGAAAACCTAGAAGATTATCTGAAGACGCTTAAGATAGCGTATTTATATGGGAAAACTATAACCCTCTCCAACACTCATTGGCCTGAAACAAATGCAAAGATGCTCAAAAACCGCAGGATTGGACTCTCGCAGTCAGGCGTTGTACAAGCATTCAACAAGTTTGGCCGCCGAGAAGTCTATAGCATGTGTGATGGGGCCTACGATTATGTAAAACAATTAGATGAAGAGTATTCCAATTGGCTGTGCATACCCAAATCTATCAGGATGACATCGATAAAGCCGTCTGGAACAGTGTCTTTATTGAACGGATCAACTCCCGGTATTCACTTCCCAGAAGACGAATATTATATCCGCAGAATCAGATTTTCCAACACATCCAGCTTACTGGAACCTTTGAAGTCTGCCGGATATAGAATGGAGCCGGATGAGTATACGCCAAACACAACAGTAGTAGAGTTTCCGGTCCACGAACCATATTTTACAAAAGGAAAGAAAGATGTTTCGATGTGGGAGCAGCTTGAAATCGCCGCCCAATACCAACATTATTGGGCGGACAATTCTGTATCGATTACGGTAACGTTTAAGCCAGATGAAGCGGATCAGATAAAGTCGGCCTTAGAACTTTATGAGACGAGGCTTAAAGCAGTGTCTTTTCTGAAGTATGAAGAGACTGGGTATGTTCAAGCGCCATACGAGCCGATAACCAAAAAGCAATATAAAACTATGGCGTCAAAGATTACCCCAGTTGTAAAATTCGCGACCCAAGAAGGCGGCGCCGGATCTAAATTTTGCACCAACGATACTTGTACTATTTAAAAGGAGAAAAAATGAACTTTAGTCATCTCTTGGATGGTAAACAAATAAAGCAAAAATGCAGAAAGTATCCAAATGAAAGCCAAAGTTGCTATTGGGTACCCACGGGCAATATACGCTCTATGATAGGTAATAATGTAAATGTTACACTATGCTGCAGAAACTGTGGTAGAATAGAAGATGTATTTTTAACCTCTGAACAATTTAAAAATCAAGAGGAAATACTAACCAGACAAATTAACAAGGAGAGAAAACGTGTTCAAGCCCGTCAATAGGCATCTTTTGATTGAAATGCCACTAGAAAACGATACAGAATCATTAGTGATTTTGCCAGAAAGCTATCAGCCAAAGAATAGTACCCACGCGGTAGTATCCGTATTGGCTGCAGCTGAAGATTCTAAATACCAGCTCACAAAAAATACGCAAATAGTGGTCGATCGCTCAATGATCGAGGAAATTTATGTTGGTCATACTATTTATAATGTTATATTAGAAAACTATATTTTGGGCATTCTAGAAGATTGAAAAGTTGCACCCAATATAGCGAAGAGTAGGCAGCAGGATGGATAAACATTTTTACAACGAGGCTTCCGCCAAAAAATTAGGTTGGGAGCCCAGTTGGTTTGGCGAAAAATATTTTGATGACAAGCTTGTGCGCGCTATTAAAAAATGGCAGCAAGTACGAGAAATCAAGGCTGATGGTCTTTGTGGTCCGATGACTTTTAGAAGGCTGTGGACCGAGAGGCAGTCAGAGATAGATTCTTTTAAACCATCAAACTGCCATTATTCGAACTATATTGTTTATAACGGCGATTTTTATCCAATCGGTTGGGATAAGTTTGTCTTATGGTCTGAAAAGGGCGGCATCGAAGCAAAACGAGGCCATTTTTATGATTATTCGGGGCGCCCCAAGAGAAAATTGAGATATTTTGTAAATCACTGGGATGTGTGCCTTTCATCGCACTCTTGCCAAAATATTTTAGATAAGCGAGGAATATCCGTACACTTTCTTATCGACAATGATGGAACCATCTACCAAACACTAGACGTCCAGCACGCTGCATGGCATGCCGGCAGTGCACGTACGAACAGGCCGTCAATCGGAGTTGAAATAAGTAATGCGTATTACCCAAAGTATCAAGATTGGTATGTTAAGAATGGTTTCGGCCCCCGACCGATAATAGAAGATGCGTGGGTTCATGGAACTAAATTGAGTGAATTCACTGGCTTTTACCCAGAACAGATCGAAGCGCTCAAATCTTTATGGAAAGCCATCAAGAACGCCACGGATATTCCTTACGAGACACCTACTAACCAGTTTGGCAAAACATCTACCAAATACGAACAAGATGTGGCTTACGGTAACTTTAGTGGGTTTGTTAGTCATTACCACGTAAGTAAAAGAAAAATAGATTGTGCTGGTCTCGACATCGCATCGATCCTAGAGGATCTGAAAGAAGAAGAAGAAAATAGCTGCCCTATAGATAGCTATCCACAATAAGCGCTATAATATCTTCATGACCTATATAAGGTATGGGGATATTATTGTTTTGGCTAGCTTGCCTGCCGGCACTAGCTTCAAGTCACACTGTGCTGAGGGTCAGTGCGCCAGTCGCACTACAAACATTCGTCATAGGGCCACCACACCAAAAAGCTATTTGGGAGACACCCCCTTCGCTTAGGATATGCAAAGACACCGGAATAGATTATTTCAGAGTCATGCAGGCTAGCAGGTACTGGGAAAAATTAGGCTACAGGTTCGACAGTATTTATGTTGACTCGTCTCCGATATGTTTGAACCCCAGATATGGGGAAATAATGATAACCTTGCCAGACGGCACACTAGACCCGAGTCACATGGCAGCCACCAAGATTTACACTCACACTAAGAGCGGCTTTATAATAAAAGCAAAAATCTTTATAACCCCTCGGAATGCTAGAAAGCAGCGTGTGCTGGAGCATGAAATAGGCCACGCTTTCGGGTGGAGTCACTATAATCAAAAATTCCACATGATGAACTCCAACTGGTTTTTAGGAGGTTATGGTTCGAAAGGTCTGAAGAAATAGTTGACAGCCGATAAGTCATCAGGTATAATAGATTAAAAAGAAAATTGAATTTTGAATACAAAAATATTGTTTTGGGAAGCTCTTTGGTCGCGGTTATGTACGCATTCAAAAATCAGTATCCGATATTTTTCTCAGAAACCAAGAGACCCTTTATGTTTGAGCACTTTGGGCCAGATGTGGATTTATCGTATCTGCAGCTGCCACCGGCACCGCAAAGTTTAACGACGTTTGGTGATGCAAAAATGGTAGGACACCCTAAAGAGTTGTTATGGGAAAGGCTGCTTTTTTTACTGTCGTTAGATGGCAATGTTCCTTTGTCAAATTTGTGTACCTCTATGAGATATGACGGAGAAAAAATTACGTGCTCCAACCAATACTCAAAAATAGCAGAGGTTAATTTTGAAAAATGTATATACTTTGATGGTGACATCGCCAATCTAGATATAATAAAAAGCCTTGCAAATGACCACCATGTGTGTTATGATTGGGTAGCGTTTCACAAAGGTGGTATGCACGAAATTGACTATTTGAGTACGGGAGACAAGTTTGTGTCTGAGGTGTGGTTTTACCCATCAGATAGGATCGATGGCAACACTAAAGTAAAAGATGCGTGCGTTAAATCTGTTGTCGAATCTGCTGCAGCCACTGACTTTAATTTTTCAGAAACAATGGCAAGATTTAAACTGGTTCACGAAATGGAATCAAGAGGAATGAAAGGAACTTTTAATGGATACTCCAAGACAGGAAGACCGAAATATTACAAACATAAAACTTCAAACATTAGACGAGAAATCTGTGAACCAAAGTATGAATGTGTGTCGAACTCCGACAAGATTGAGATTGGCGAAAAGAGTGAACAATCTTTGCTACAAGATTTATCATCGTCTTGTTTGGCCTACGATAGATTTTTAAGCAATTATGAAGAACATACACTTAGCCGGCATAATACCGCTAGCCAATCTTAAGACTGAATTTGAGCTAAAGACCCCGGAGGTTTTGTTGCCGATAGGTAGCAGCTTTACTGCGATTCAAAAATCAGTTTTTGAATGTGCCTTAGCTGGGTGCAACACTATTTGGATTGTTGCTAATGATGATGTGGCTCCGATAATTAGAGAGGTTGTGGGTGATTGGGTGTATGACCCAGTGTACTACAATAGAATGTCTAAATTTAAATCGCAGGAAAGGAAAGAGATACCTATTTATTACGTTCCGATTCACCCCAAAGACCGCGATCGCCGCGATTCTTATGGGTGGTCAATTTTACATGGTATACATTCTGCTTGGCGTGTGGCATACAATATTTCACACTGGCTGGTCCCAGAAAAATATTTCATATCATTCCCCATGTCAACTTATGATATATATGTATTGAGGGAACATAGGCAAGCAATTTCGTCTAGAATAAACAATTTATTCCTATCCCACGATGGTAAAAATGTTAAAGACAGTGTGCCTCTGCCATTTACAATGACAGGAGAAGATTTTAAAAGATGTCGAAGACAAATAAACAAAAAGACCACAAAGGAATTTTTGTCCCCCCCAGCACACGAAAAATACCCTTCAGAAAGGCTGGGAATAGAACAACGATGGTCAGCCCGCCATTTCGAATTAAAAGACATATTTGGTGAGATTCACGATGAAGAGGCTCTTAATGTATGTGTCGATTGGTATTGCGATATTTCTACTTGGAGCGGATATTGCGATTTTCTTGGATCGCCTAATTCCATAGAAACACCGCCAAAGGCCTTGACGGCCACCCATAGACATGTTATGATACCATATAAGGAGGATTAGATGAACCGAAAGGATTCTAAGATTAAGTTTGTTGGACTGCATGCCCATAGTGTAGCCGGCTCTATTTTCGACGCAATTGGGTACCCACAGGCACATATGGATTTTGCCTATGAAAATGGGTGCGATGCTTTGGCACTAACCGATCATGGGAACATGAACGGACTAGCATATCAGGTTTTACATGCCAAAAAGATGAAGGAGAGCGGCCGCAACTTTAAACCTATTTTTGGTTGCGAGGCATATTTTATACCATCTATAAGTGAATGGAAAGAAGAATACACTGCTGCTATGGAGGATAAGAAGCGCGCCCGTTCTGCAAAGGCCGCGGCAGCATCCGGTGCAACCGTTGAGGACGAAGGTGCCTCTAAGAAAACTCAAGATATTTTACGCCGCCGCAGACACCTTGTTTTGCTGGCACAAAACCAAACAGGCCTGAACAACCTATTTAAACTGGTATCAGAGTCCTACCAGCCAGAGAATTTTTATCGATACCCACGTATTGACTATGCACTTCTTAAGAAATACAACGAGGGTATTATTGCTTCTTCCGCTTGTCTTGGCGGCGTGTATGCCGGAAACTATTGGGAGAACCGAGAAGCCGGCGATGATGCAGTACTGGGTGCAATGCGCGAATCCACACAACGCATGGTCGATATTTTCGGTGATCGCTGGTATGCCGAAGTACAATGGAATAACATTAGCGAGCAGCATGAACTTAATCAATATGTGATTCAGGTTGCTCAAGAGTTTGGCGTTAGACTGGTCACTACAGCCGATAGCCATTACCCCAATCCCGACGCTTGGAAAGACAGAGAGCTTTATAAACGTCTTGGTTGGCTTGGCAAGGGACGTCCCTCGTGGGCCGAGGAAGAATCTCAACTGCCGGAAGGGGTCGAAGAGATCGGGTACGAGTTGTATCCAAAAAATGGTGACCAGATCTGGGAAAGCTACAAGGAGTACTCGCAATCCACGGGGTTTGAGTATGATGACGAGGTAGTCTTGAAAAGTATTGAGGAGTCTCACCGGATCGCTTTCGAGCGTATCGAGTCATTCCTGCCCGACAATACAGTCCGCCTCCCCGAATTTGTGGTACCCGCCGGCTTTACGGCCACACAAGCGTTGGTAAATTTTGCACTTGAAGGTCTGAAAGATAAGGGCCTCCACACCAACAAGGAATACACAGACCGCTTGCGACTTGAGTTGAATGTAATCGATGATCGGGGATTTTCCAAATACTTCCTTACCATGAAATCTATCGTAGATGTTGCAACTGATATGATGCTCACAGGCCCGGGCCGCGGTTCGGCCGCTGGTTCGTTGGTGGCTTACGCACTAAACATTACGCAAGTTGACCCGATCAAGTATGACTTGCTGTTCTCTCGGTTTTTAAGATCTGATGCCACAGATTATCCTGATATTGATTACGATGTTTCCGATAGCATGTCACTAAAAGAAAAGTTAGTCGAAATGTGGGGCGAAGATTGCGTGGCACCAATATCTAACTGGAACACGTTGCAACTGAAAAGTTTAATCAAGGACATTTCAAAACTATACAATATCCCATTTACTGAAGTCAATACGGTCACATCTATTATGATTAGAGAGGCCACACCGGAGGCGAAGCAAAAGCATGGAATCAAAGCCGGCGTCTATGTTCCAACATGGGAAGAGGTGATGGAATATTCGCCTACGCTGCGCGCGTATCTCAACAAATACCCAGAGGTAAAAACACACGTTGAGGGTCTTGTTGGGCAAGTTCGCTCTTGCTCCCGTCATGCCGGCGGCGTTGTTATTGCAGAGAATCTTGATACCAGTATGCCTTTGATCAACTCGGGTGGCGTACGACAGGCACCTTGGGCTGAGGGCCAAAACGTCCGACATCTTGAGCCCATGGGGTTTATTAAGTTCGACTTACTTGGCTTGTCTACTTTGAAAATGATGGAAGGTGCAATTTATCATATCTTAAAGCGCCACCATGGGGTTGAAAATCCCACCTTTTCACAAATAAGAGATTATTACGAAGAAAAGCTACACCCAGATCGACTGGATATGAACGATCCAAAAATATATGAAAACATTTTTCATACCGGGAAGTGGGCTGGCATCTTTCAATTCACGGAACAAGGCGCCCAACAATTTTGTGTAAGAGCGAAGCCTAACAATATTATTGATGTGTCAGCTATTACCTCTATCTTTCGGCCGGGCCCACTGTCGGCTGGTGTGGATGCAGATTATGTAGAAGCAAAAGAAAATCCGCACTACATCAGCTATCTGAATGATGATGCTCATGATATCACTCAGGAAACATTTGGGTTTCTAATTTTTCAGGAACAAATCGCGCTGCTAGCCCACAAGCTTGGTAACCTAACTCTCGATGAAGGCAACATGCTACGCAAGGTCTTGACTAAGAAGGGCACAGGCAAGGGCTCCGTTAAAAGCAAGCTGCACGATAAGTTTATCATAGGCTGCGCAAGCAAAGGTATTGGTAAAGATGAGGCACAAAATCTATGGGATAAATTCGAATATTTCTCCGGCTATGGGTTCAATAAATCTCATGCTGTTAGCTATTCTATAATCTCATATCAATGTGCTTGGCTGTTTAATTATTACCCAGCCGAATGGATGGCTGCATTTTTGGATAAAGAGCCAGAAAGCCGGAAAGAAAAAGCTATCAATATTGCTAAACACTATGGGTTCGACATTGCCCCGCTGGATATCAATAAATCAGGCACTGTCTGGGAGATTAGTGATGATGGTAAGACTTTAATTCAACCTTTGACATCTATTAAGGGCCTCGGAATGGCGGCGATTGAGCAGGTCCTGAAACATCGCCCATTCACTGATATCGAGTCACTTCTATTCAACGAAGGGATTGTATACAGCAAGCTCAACAAGAAGTCTTTAGACGCCCTTTGTCGCGGCGGAGCTTTAGACAGCATTGTTGATGATCGCTTCACGGGCCGAAAGCATTTTTGGTCTGCCTGTGTAGTGGATAGGCCCAAGAACCAGAAAAAGTTTAAAGAAAATGTTGAACTGTACCGCCCAGAGGGTGATTTTTCCGAGGAAGAAGTGATACAGTTTAAAACAGACCTTACTGGGGTTTTTCCGATTAATCTTGTGATATCGGCTGAAACGGTTCAAAAGCTACAAGATAAATACATCCCGCCCATTTCTGAGTTTGATGAAGAGTTGTTAGTCTGTTGGTTCATTCCTAGAAAAATAACAGAGCGGAAAACAAAGAATGGAAAACTTTACTGGATTGTGGAAGTGATCGACTCAAACAACCAGTCAACTAGAATTAGGTGCTGGGGTGTAAAGCCGGAAAAGGACAGGATTCACGTTAATCGCCCATACATGGCTAAACTAAACTATGATAAAAACTGGGGATTTTCAACATATGCCATTGGCAAAACGTTTAGATTACTGGGATAAAGAATGAAAAGAAAAATATGGTCAGATAGCAGTATATTAAAATCTATACCAAATCCGTCTTCGGAGGCTTATGAGATAAAGCTAAAGGCACCAGAGATAACCTTTGAGGGCGTACGCGGCCAGCCGGATTTCGCATTGCTGTACATCACATTTTATCCAAAAGATAAAGTTATTGAGCTAAAATCAATGAAGGAGTACTTTTATCAGTTTCGAAGTAGTATTTATTCATACGAAAGATTAATTAATGTAGTCTTTGAGGATATGATGAAAGTATACGAGCCAGAAAGATTGAGATTAGTGATGATATGCAATGCCCGCGGCGGCATTAGTTCCAAACTTACCATTGACTCTGACTGGAAGGCTCGCGGCGGAGAAGAAAACTATAAAGACTGGATTGGTCAAAAGGAGGACTGGTAGATGAATGTGATTACAAATTTTAGCCCGCTATTGAAAGAACCTAAACTAATTGATAACTTGCCGGTGACAATTAGAGTCCGGAAATTTGATGAGGACGCAGCGAAACAATTCTCGTCTTTAGTCAGCAAGGCACAAAACACCGGCCAGCCCGTGCTGCCTATTATAATCGATAGTTATGGCGGCCAAGTTTATAGCCTAATGTCTATGATCTCTGATATCAGGCACAGTCGAATTCCAGTGGCCACGATCGTTCAAGGAAAGGCGATGTCGTGCGGCGCCATTTTGTTTAGTTTTGGAGCAGAAGGAATGAGATATATGGACCCCGATGCGACAGTGATGATCCACGATGTAAGTTCTATGGAACGCGGAAAAGTGGAAGAAATAAAAGCGTCGGCAGAAGAGACCGAGCGCCTTAATCAAAAGATATATAACATGATGGCTGAAAATTGTGGCCACCACAAAGATTACTTCTTGGACATAGTTCACGAAAAAGGACATGCTGATTGGTTTCTGGAGGTTGACGAATGCAAGAAGCACAATTTAGCCAACCATTTAAAAATTCCGGAATTAAAAATTGAGGCTAAGGTTAGCTTTGATTTTGAATAAAGAGCAATATTATGTCCATCTCAAAAAAGCTTAAATGGCGCCGCTCCATAAATGAGTTAAAGTATCTTTATAATGAATTAGAGCTTATAACCCAAACTTGTAAGGACGCTAGTCGTGATTTTGAGATGTATTATCGTGAATATTGTGGAAGGACCGGCTTGGACATAGGCGAACTTGAAAGACAAAATAGCGAAAGAATGGCAAATCTTTTTGGAGAAGCTGAAGTACCAACCATCGAAGATGGAGAGGGAGAGGCTGAGATCACACCGGGTAGCTTGATATGCGTTGACAGCCCGAAAAAAGACTCCGAGCCATCTCCCACGGAAGAAGATAAAGAAATTCATGAAATTTTTAGTAAACTTTTTAAGAAAATAGCCATCGCCTTACATCCCGATAAGGTCAGCGCACTAGATATAAGCCCGTTCCTTGCTAAAGAAATGATAGACACTTTTAAGTCGACTAAAAAGGCGTATGATGAAAGGAAGTATTTTGTACTCATAGAAGTAGCAGAAAAATATGAAATATATCCTCCCGACAATTATAGCCGTCAATCAAAATGGTTCAGAAGAGAGTCAGCAAGGGTGCAGGCCCTAATAGCATCTCAAAAGAGTACATATAACTATATTTTTTCTGAATGTCCCGACTGGCAAAAGGATGAACTAATTAGAAGATTTTTAAATAGACTTTTTGGAATTTAATAAGAAAATTAGTTGACTTATCAAGCGGAATATATTATATTATTAAAGTAACCAACAAAAGGAGGGCCCCATGGCCACAACAAACGATCAAAAGAAACAATACGTAAAAGAGTACATTCGCTCATTAGCAGCCATTGAAGAATGTATCGAACCATATCAGGAACAAAAGCGAGAACTTCGTTCGGAATTCCGAGAGAATGGCTGGCTGAACACAGATGAAATCAGAGCAGCAGTGAAAGCATATCGCCTGTTCAAGCAAAAATACAACATCGATGAAGTTGTTGAAAATTTTGAAATGATTAGCGGCGGATCCGAAAATGAATAATGAAACAAAAATGGTGATGTTTTCGTCAAAAACAGGTGAGTGGGCCACACCAAAAGAGTTTTTTGACAAACTTGATTGGAGATTCGGTCCGTTTGATCTGGATCCGTGTGCAGACTGTGTGAATACGAAGTGTGCAAATTTTTTTACTGAGGCAGAAGATGGGCTCTCTAAGAGTTGGGAGGGGTTCACAAGTTTTATCAATCCTCCCTATGGCCGCGGCATTGAAAAGTGGATCAAAAAAGCATACGAAGAGTCACTAAAGGAAGGAACAAAAGCTGTTATGTTGATCCCCGCGCGTACTGACACCAAATACTGGCATAACTATGTCATGAAGGCCGACGAGGTATATTTTGTCAAAGGGCGCCTTAAGTTTGGTGATAGCGAAAATAGCGCCCCGTTCCCATCAGCGGTCGTTGTGTTCGACGGCACCAATCGTCAGCAAATATTTGGAGCTATGAACAGATGAACAGGCAACAACGTCGCCTTCTGCAAAAGAAGATCGGAGCAAACGCAAATAAAAATATGCAAGAACAACTAAGTCTCTTCCATAAATTGCCAGAAGTGTGTTCCTCCTGCCAAGAGCCATTCGATAAAACAAACAAAGAGATGGTTAAGAGCTGGAATGTAATGGTCAAGCAGGAGGTGGTACGTTTATTCTGTCCCGAGTGTGTAAAAAAAGCAAACGAAGTGGTTGACGATTTTATAGAAAAAAACAATATAAAGGAGCAAAAAAATGACAGAGAACCAACAGGCGGATGAACAATTCATCAACCAACCAACAGTGCAAAGAATTTCCAAAGAAGCACTACAAAAAATACTATCTGGCAAAGTTATGCGAAATTCGACTTGTTTTGTAAAATTTTATTCAAATACTTGTCCAATGTGCCATGAGCTGCGCCAGCATTATGTGGAGGCTGCCTATGAGGTGCAGGGTGCCCTAAACGAGACCGGTAGAAATGACGTGCATTTCTTTGCGTTCAATATGGCAGACTACATTGAGGCGGAGACTATCATTGGCTTTGAGGGCACACCTACAATAGTCATGATACGATCAAATTCGCGAAAACCTAAAATAACCGTGTTGCCGGATCCTGAATCACCAGATCCGAAAACTTGGTATCACCCAGCAGACATTAAAAGTTTTTTTAACAAGGAGATTAAATGAAATATAAAACAATTTTTGAAGCCGCTCGCACGAAACTTAGAGCAGAGGCATTGTCAAGCCTTTCAAGCGTTGAACTTTTGCTCAACGCTCCCCACGGGAATGAAGCAGATACAGTTGTTGACAAGGTGGTTGAGTCAGCTAAACTATTAGCAATGTATGAGGGCGCCTTGATAACACTAAATCAGTACTTTGAGCCTAAGCAGCCGCAGCCGGCCTCACCCCCTACCCAAGTGACTCCACAGCCCCCAATGCCGGCCACCCCAACGCCCGACCCGGGACCACCCATAAGAGTCACAGAAGAAAACTCGCCGACCTATAAGCGTGCAGTTGAAAAAGAAAAGATTAAGAGTTCGGTCCGACGCGCCACAGCTACAAAAACGAAGGCTACACGTAAGACAACAAGCAAGAGCAAGAAAGAGGAATAATATGAAAACGAATAAAGCTTTGTCGTATGACGATGTGTTGTTGGTCCCTCAATATTCTGACATACGCTCAAGAACGGAAATTGATATGTCTATTGATTTAGGTGGCGATGTGGTCCTAGACCTGCCGGTATTATCATCCCCAATGGATACGGTGTCGGAAGCAAACATGGCCATAGCATTATCTAATAATGGCGGCGCCGCAGTAGTCCATAGGTACAATACGATCCAACAGCAAGCGGATATTGTAACGACTGCAAGAACAGCGGATCCAAATATTAAATTGGGCGCAGCTATTGGTATAACGGGAGATTATCTAAATAGAGCCGCAGTTATGCTGGCTCTTGAAGTTGATTTCTTGTGCGTCGACGTGGCTCATGGACACCATATTCTCATGAAAGAGGCTCTCCAGCAGTTACGCACGAAGTTTGGGGACGGTATCCATATAATGGCCGGCAATGTCGCCACCTTGCAAGGGATTAACGATCTAGCAGACTGGGGAGCCAACTCTGTAAGGTGCAACATTGGTGGTGGCTCCATTTGTTCTACTAGGATTCAAACTGGCCATGGTATGCCCGGGCTACAAACTATAATTGATTGCGCCAAAACCGATCGAAACGTCAAAATAATCGCAGACGGCGGAATTAGAAACTCTGGAGATATTGTTAAGGCAATAGCAGCAGGGGCAGATGCGATCATGTGTGGTTCTTTGTTCGCGGGTACCGATGAATCACCCGGAAAAATTATGCAAGACAAAGATGGCCACCGATGGAAGATTTATAGAGGTATGGCCAGCAAAGAGGCGCAAGTTGAGTGGAGGGGCAAATATTCTTCGGACGAGGGTGTGTCAACCACAATCCCGTACCGCGGTTCCGTAGGGGCAATTTTGCGGGATCTAAAGAGAGGCATTTCATCTGGTCTTTCATATTCTGGCGCGCGCACAATATCTGAGCTACAAAATAAATCAGAATTTGTAACACAAACCACTTCGGGCTTGAGCGAGAGCCATACTCATATTTTGAATAGAAAGTGGTAGACATGTCCGAACAAGTAAATTATGGTAAAACTAAAAAAAGAATAATATTCACGGACACTGACCATCGACACGCCCAGTTAATAGTAAGACTCCGGCACGATAATATGACGCAATCCGATTTTTTTCGTATAGTTGTTGGTGGATATTTAAACGGAGATGCAAGGATACAATCTTTTATAGATGAAAACAAAGATATGTCAAAAGTACGCAAGGCTGTATCCAAAAAATTAACACAAGCAGGGAAAGAGAAAACTAAACAGTTAGGATTTTCCGATGAAGAAATAACGGATATATTTGACATAATTGCCGAGGAGCATCCGGAGTTATGAAAGATGGAATGTTACCTTGTTCAAGGGCTTGTCGATTAAAGGAAGTTAGTTGTCCCGTTAGCGAATGCCGGCATTGGATAGACTTTGAAGAAGATCACAATTGTTGTTTAATCGCGATATATGAGAACGGCCCAATGACTCTTAGAAAAATAGCAGACCGTATAGGTTTGTCGTTTGCGAGAGTAAAACAGATAGAAACAGCAGCACTCAAGAAGCTAAAAAGTAATCCGCTAGCGAATACTTTTTTATTTTGAGGTATTTAAGGAATATGAGCACTATTTATTGGTGAGTTTATTTAAGGAGAAATTATAATGGCTCGTAAGAATTTATTAACAGAATCAGAGATCCGCTCATTTATGAAGTTGGCCAACTTAAAACATATTGGAGCGCCTCAATTAGAGGAAATGGCAATTCCAGCCACTGACATTGAAGAAGAAATGGAAGATGAGCTTCCGCCCGAAGTTGAAGTTGAACTCGACGACGAGCCCGCCGATGATCTCGGCGCTGAATTGGGTGCCGATGATATGGGCGCTGAGAGTGCCGAAGATCTTGTGGTGTCAATTAGCAACGACTTAGAGAAGCTGGCCGGTATGGCTGGTGTTGACGTCGATGTTGAGGACGAAACTGGCGAAGACGATCTCGGCGATATCGAAGGTCTTGAAGACGAAGAGCCCATGATGGAAGCTGACGACGAAAACCTTGAAGAGGGTGAAGATGAGAACCTTGAAGAGATCGGCACGGTCCCATTCGGCAAGCCACCCCGAACCCATGGCCGCAGCGTCCGCGGTAGACGCGGTTATGCCTCACCTGAAGAACCACCAGAGACGCTTCCCGCCACAGATCCAGCCGACGATGAAACGCCGCGAGGCCCTCGTGCTAAAGGTCGCAGACCCGACGCCGCGAAGTTCGCGAAGCGCGCAATGCAGGAAGATGCTATTGTTGCTGAAGTCGCCAAGCGTGTAGCTAGCCGACTCCAAGACGGCAAGAACAAGCAAGAATTAATCGAAAATTTAACTGAAAAGATATTAAATAGACTCACTAAATAAAGATTGACAGTAATCTTACGATAAGTTATACTATAGCCACTGGTAAATTTTGCCGGTGGCTATTTATTTATAAGAGGAAAAAATGAATTGGATTTTATATTTATTAGTTTTTATTTTTGGTTATGTGACTTGCCAGACGTTCTACTTCCTGCGTTCCGCTAGGCTTAGCTTGAGCGTAATTAAATGCGCAGAGCTTATATCATTGCTTATGCTAGCCCGCTCAGTTGAAAATTATGAATTTACTGCTAATCACAAATTAAAGAAGCTAATGGAAGCTGGGTTCAGCGATAGCAAGATTGAAAAGTACAAGCTAACTTCTGAAACCGAAATAACAATTTATAAGGAAGCGGCGGTAGCTACTTTGCTGCTTTGTTATAATGATCTGTTCCGAAATTTTTGCAAATTTGATAATTGGGAAAGTGCCATGAAATATTTGCAAGAAAACAAAAACTTTGCATACACATTTTTACAACCAAGGGGAACCAAATGATAAAAAAAATAAAAGATGCCATTGGCTCTATGATTGAAGCCGAAGATACTTCGGCCGGCAAAACTCAAAAAATTGTTATTCTAGATCCAGCCACCATCGGCTCTGAAGGCGGCCACGATGGCCCAGCTGAATTAAGGGCGATAGGGCTATTTTCGGATGTGGATGAAGAGAAAGTAGCTGAATTAGTACAATCTTTGTTGTTTTTAGATTTAAGCAATGCCGAGAAGGAAGAGAAGGAACGAGACCCGATTGATTTCTACATATCCACCTACGGTGGCTCCGCGGATGACATGTTTGCGCTTTATGACATTATGAGACAGGTGCGCGAATCAACTGAAATACACACATACGGAGTTGGCAAGGTCATGTCTGCCGGAGTGTTAGTGTTGGCGGCCGGTACCAAAGGCAAGCGGAAGATAGGTAAAAATTGCCGGGTTATGATCCATTCAGTTATCGGAGGCAACCACGGCTCACTTCACAATCTGGTAAATGAAATGGGTGCCATCGAACAATTGCAGCAAATGTACACCGACTGTTTGGTTTCTGAAACAAAAATGACGAAAACAACTTTGAAAAATATGCTTGAACGCAAAGTTAACGTCTATTTATCAGCAGAAGAAGCTGTAGAATTAGGTATAGCTGATATAATTATTTGAGGTTTTTGAATGTATGATTTACAAAGTATTCTAGACGAGGAATACAAAAAGAAAGGTGCTTCCACTAATTTTGAGACACTCCTACAGCTGGTTGAAGAAGTTTTAGGTGTTGGTTTAGATGAAGAAGCCGCACTAGATAGCCCTGATTTGTCCAAGCTCGACGACAAAGAAACACAACAGATGATTCTCCGAATGATACCGGACATTGCGGTGTCCGAAATCGGCTGGTCCGATGTGTCTACCAGCGAAGAGGGAACATCGATTAGCGGCCCCCAGAGACAACTGTTAATTCAATTTTTGAGCAATGTAGAAGGTAATGATTTTGCTGAAAGAATTAAATCCGTGTCCAATTTTTACCAATCAGGCTCCGGATTGTATGAAGGGGCGAATTTAGATACTGGGGATTTAATTGCTAAAACAATTTCGTATCTAGTTTTTTATAAAACTCTCACAAAAATTATCACAAATTTCAATGCCTCGTCGGCCGGCTTTAGTTTTGAGTCATTCTTAGCAGCCCTTGTTGACGGAGAGCAAATTAAGGCCAATACTGGCACTATTGCTGACTATATCGACAAAGCTACCGGTACCGATATCCCGGTTAGTCTCAAGCTGTATAAAGAGGGTCAATTAGAGGTCGGCGGAAGCTACACAGACCTAGTGAACGACTTGACAAGCCCGCAGTGGCCAGAGTTTGGAAACAAGATGAGATATGTCATATGCACCAAGGTTTTGTCAGGTGAAGGCTTAGAACAAGAAGGTCAGATTAAATTTTGGCAATTTGATTTTACCATAGAAAACGTTTTAAATATTTTAACTAATAGTAAGGCCACGTCTCAGGAATGCATTAGGTTATCTCGCGGCGTTATATCTACCCTTCAAGGCGGCCAACGGAGAGATCTCGATAACATCTTAGGTCTTCCCGAGAAAGAAATATTCCCGCCGGCGGAAGAATTAGAAAAAGAATTTTCGGAGTTTCTAAGAAATAACATCAGAGCATATGCTCAGGCCCAACCCCAATCCTTTTTTAATAGAATAACGATAGACGCAGAAAACGATCTGATCAACGATCTTCAATGGGCCCAAAATGGTAGCGACCCACTTTTTTTCCCAATTACGATCAAGGTTAGTGACCCAGAAACCGGTGAAGCACAGGTTATCGATAAGGGAATTATTCGTGGTCAGTCTAAGATGGTTAGCAAAGCGGTCAAATCTTGGCTTGAAAACAAATACGGCGGCATCGAGAACGACGAACAACAACAAGCGCTTTTTCAGGTCACAGACGAAGACGGCTTTACTGCAAAACAACGCAACCAGCTAGCCCGTGAGTTTAAAGGTCAACTTGATAAGGCTATTCGATTAGCCAACCAGCAGGTTGTGGACAAATATAAGCCATCCGAAAAGAAAAGCGAAAGAAACAGGATGTTAGATGACTACTTGAAGGAAGGAGAATTCCTGTCCCCATCCGAATCAGCACGCATTTACCAACAACTTAGCGCAGAACAAAAAAAGATAGCATTACTTAACTCGCTGGGTTATCTTAGGACTTTACACTTTTCATTAAACCAAAAGCAAGCAACAAACGCCGAAGAGCCGACATGGCAGACTCGGGAAGAACCAAATCCCACCAACCCGAGAAAGCCAAAAACCGTGACAGGTGGAACTGGCGCTATTTATCTTGGAGAAATCAATGTTGGGACAAGGTATGTAGCCCAAGCCATTAACCAAGTTCGGGAAGTTTTAAATGAAAAAGTAGCAGAGATATTTATAAATCTTAAGAGTTTGTCTGAGAGTTTAAACTCGTATTTTGCTGGCGGATTGAAAAACGACTCGGAAGCAGGTCAAGCAGTCACGAATGCGGAAAACATTGTCAAGAAAACTGAAAAAACCCGCAACAAATAATTTGACAAATTTATTAAATGAGATTATAATATAGTATATTCACATGAGGTATTAATGAGCAGAGAATATGATAATGAACAAAGCCTTCAAAAAAGGATAATGACCGGCGCCAACGCGATTGCAGATAACGTTGGCTCAACACTTGGCCCTCGCGGCCGCAACGTCCTCCTAAAAGAGAAAGATGGCGCCCCGTTCATAACAAAAGATGGTGTCACGGTGGCCCACTTTGTTGCCCTACAAGATGAGTTTGAAAATGCGGGCGCCGAGATTATAAGACAAGCGGCCATTGAAACTAACAACAATGCGGGTGATGGCACAACAACATCTACTGTTTTGGCTAGGGCTATTTTAAGAGAATCGCAAAAATATATTGCTTCTGGTATATCTCCTATCGAGATTCAAAGAGGCGTACACCTCGCAGTCAAGGAGGTAGTCATAAATTTAAATGATATGGCTAAGCCAGTTCAGACTGTCGAAGAAGTAACCGATGTAGCTTCGATCTCTGCCAACAACGATAAGAGTATCGGCCGCCTAATCTCTACTGCTGTAGATAAGGTGGGTCAAGACGGCGCAATTACTATCGAAGAGTCTAGATCCCTTGAAACAAATTTAGATATAATGGAAGGTTTCCGAATCAAAGCTGGCTATTGCGCTAGCGCCTTTGTGACAGACGAGCGCCGAGCTACTATGCAATACGATGAACCATTGTTTTTGGTAACTGACCACAAGATTACCATGGTCGATCAGATACTGCCCGTGCTTGAGTTAGCTGCTAGAGAATCCCGCGCACTAATATTAGTTTGTGAAGACATCGAGGGGCAGGCGTTGGCAGCCATAATTATGAACGCAATGAGGGGAACCTTAAAAGTGGCCGCAATAAAAGCTCCAATGTACGGCGAAGAGCGTCGTAGCATACTGGAAGACTTGGCAGCATCCACAGGAGCTAATTTTGTAACTAGAACAAGCGGTAGAAAACTACAACAAGTCGGGCTAGCTGATTTGGGTTCTGCTAAGAGTATTGAAAGCACAAAATATTCCACAACCATTATCGGGGGAGCCTGTAATTATGAGGCAATCGAGGAACGCATTGAGTCGCTAAAGGAACAAGTAAAAACGACAGAAGACTTGACCGCAGCTACCGCAATTCAAGAGAGGATCGCCAGACTCGCAAGTGGTGTTGCGGTGATTCGAGTTGGCGGCGCAACCGCAGTCGAAGTAACCGAGAAGAAACACCGAATTGAAGATGCTCTAGAAGCTGTACGCTCGGCACAAGAACAGGGTATCATACCCGGCGGCGGCTGTGCACTCCTGAGAGCATCGCGTACGATGACCATAAGCACGGTCCACGGCGAAGATCACCAAGATCAGATAGTGGGAGCAGTGATAGTCAAAAAAGCATGCCAAGAGCCAATTAAGCAAATGGCCCTTAATGCCGGCGAATCACCGGATTTGATAATCGATTCGGTTTTGAAAGAGGAATCAGAATTTGTATGGAACTTTAGAGACGGCGTGTTAGTAGATTGCTATGAGGCTGGTATCATTGATCCAGTTAAGGTTACAATTTCAGCACTACAAAACGCCGCGAGCTGTGCTGGCACACTAATAACAACTAATTTCGGCATCATACAGACGGAGATCAAGTGATGCAGCAAGGTGATTTAGTACACATTCCGCAGGGAGTTGAATTGTGGTGCGAGACAGAAAAAGGAATGAGATTGCGGATGACTGAAAGGCCAACTGTTGGCGTTTACTTGAATAAAATGAGCCAACATATTTATCAAGTTTATGCCAATGGCCACGAGTGGAAACTTAAAAGAAGGGACGTTTACCCTATTGGAGGCCAGAGTGCCGCTAGTTAAATTAACCGAGGTTTGCCACAACAGTGCCCTCACAACAAAACAAGACTACACCTTGCGCGAGGTATTTGTGAATCCCGAGCATGTAGTAATGATAAGAGAAGAAGCGAGGATGCAACAACTAAACGAGCAAGGCTTGCTGGCAGAAAACTTAGACCCTGCCCATAAGTTTACTAAGCTGACAATCAACAGGGGTCAGACAGGTACAGAAATTGTTGTTGTCGGTGCTCCCCATGTAATTGAAAGCTCATTAAATAACAAAAAAGGATTAATAAGAGGATAATATGTCAAGAATAAGTATACAATATTCAGTTGAGTCTGATGAATTTGAGAGTGAGATGTTGAGATTAATCGACAACTCGGTTAAAAAACTCACAGACACGGCAGATAAATTAAGCTCACTGAGTAGCGATTTTAAGAAAGAAAACACTTTGTTTACTTCAGAAACAACGGCCAACCTGACACTGATCAGGCAAAGACTCGCAGACATAGATTTTAATTTGGGAGATGCAGTGAATATAATAGGTGGCTACGTAAACTATCAACTCGAAGCCCAAATGGCTGCAGCGAACGCTCCAACTGAAATGTCCAACAACTACGCGCGCCCCAACGAAGCAGAGGCTACTCCAGAAATGTACGAACACGAGTTTGAGGATCAACCCCTAGATACGCACTCAAGAAACATCGCGTCTGAAATGACACAGAACATAGACGCTTTTGAAAGACTTGTTAACAAGATTACTACTCTAGATGATGAAGAACTGAGCAAATTTCGCGGCTTTACGCAAGAAAGTTTGAACGAAAAATTTAATCAAATGAAAGAGAATCCTGAAAGTGGAGATTAAAGTTGCGCAGCCCACTAAAAGAATATGTTTCGGTATTTAACTCACTATCAGAGATAAAAAAGAAGATACCTCCAGACTCGTTCATCCATTCAGTTGGCTTGTACGCAGGCGAACTAGAACTAAAGCTAGCCTCTGATAGGAGGATGGTTTTTGGTCACTCATCCAATTGGCTTATATATGAATTTTGGAAGGCGGTCAGACATCACCCAAAAAGTGTGGCTCAGATTGCTTTAGATTTAGCGCCTATCCCGACACCTTTTATGTTTAAGTGTTATCAAGAGGACTGGCCTTGGTTTGACGGCACTGATCAGAGGGCCGCATTGACATTTTTATTAAACCGCCATTCTAGTATAAATATGGCCTCCGCCGGCGAGTTAAGCGAAGAAAAATTTGATTTTCACTATATCACGCAACTCTCAAAAATGCGCCTAGAAAAAATTCCATTTGATGTAGTGTATCATCAGGTCGAGGACACCCAGAGCTTGTTGGAAAAAACAGTCGAAGAAGTCAGAAGTCACAAAAATGGATATTTGATGCTGACAATGAGAAGATACGTACATGATTATTACGCAGACGTAAACCCAAAAGGTTATGACATGGAGTATTTTAACCATAAAAAAACGTTTGAATTCCTTAATGGGGTTAAAGACATTAAGTGGATAGTGGTATATAAGAATAACGGTTCAGTAAGGCGAATGTACTCCGACTATAACATAACAATGGTCAACAAGTATGGTCTACCAACAACGGATATAAAACAAAGCGAGGATATGATAATTGCCAACTTTTAATATAATATTTGCGTGCCTCCTTTTTGCTCTGGGGCAAACTTTGGGCTGGTTTCAGCTAAACTCCCAATTTGTGTGGGACTGGTGGAAAGATAAGCCAATATTGTCGGCAGTCCTATACTCGGTTCCCACTGGTATATGTTTTTGGTATGGCATAAAGCTTTGTTATGAGGAGTGGGGAGAGGTATGGGGCCCCCGATTTATGATTTTTTGCATGTCGTATCTTACGTTCCCGATTCTGACGTGGTATTTTTTGAATGAAAGCATGTTTACTGCGAAAACTATGACTTGCGTATTTTTATCATTTTTGATAATTGGAGTTCAATTATTTTGGAGGCAATAAGTGAGTAAAATATATCTTTTTGACGTCGATGGCACCCTGACGCCGGCTAAATCTAGAATAGATGAAAAGTTTAGAAAACAACTTTTAGTATGGATGGAAGACCGAGAGGTATACATTGTTTCGGGAGGCTCGTTTGTTAGAATCATGGACCAGCTTGGTACTGACGTCATCAACAAAACACAAGGTGTATTCGCTTGCATGGGTAACATATTTTACAGACCAATAGAAAGTATAAATCCCACCGGATCAGATGATTGGGAAATAGTATACGAGAATAAGTTTAAACCCCCGCGCGGCTTGTATAAAGACTTGTGCCAAATGGTTGAAGAATCAGAGTACTACGTTAAAACTGGTAATCATTATGAAGAAAGAATAGGTATGGTAAACTTTTCAATTGTTGGCCGAAACGCCAACAAAGAAGAAAGGCATCAATATGAAAATTATGATCTAGAACACGCCGAACGAGCCAAGATAGTTGAAAAACTAAAACAAAAATACGACAGCATTGATTTTGTTATTGGTGGCGCCGTAAGTATAGATATTTTTAGAATAGGTGATGATAAATCGCAAGTGATAGAAAAGTATTTTGCCGAAGCCCTTGAATCAAACGAGATGATTTTTGTAGGGGACAGAATAGCTTTTCCGGGCAATGATCATTCGCTAGCGGTAGCTCTTGAACAACACCCAAATGGCTCCGCATACGAGGTTGAAAAATGGGAAGATACCGCGAAACTATTAAAGACCAAGGCTTTTGCGTAGATACTGATAAAAACAACTATTTATAGTGATGGAGTTTAAATAATGGATATTTCTACAGGCAGTTGGTTCGATTATCTTCGAGAAGAAGTTTTAACAGAGGGCTTGCGAGATATTGGTCTCCCTGAAGATATTGTCGACTTTATTGAAGACGGCATGCCAAATGCTCCCGAGAAGTCAAAAACATACGTGGGCAATAGGTGGAAAGAACGCACGCTGACCTATGGGTCACAGAGGATAGCCGCGCATTCTTGGGAGAATTTCATTGAACGTAATTTTAAAGACCAAGTTCAAGTTCAAGCGCCCTCGGATGAAAACGACCAAGAAGCAAGAGCGAACGTAGGTAAAAGCCCGATTATCGCCAGAACCATGACTCCGTATTACGTTGGTGGTGTCGATGGCAAGCCAGTCGTGCGCAAGATGTATGACGAAGAAACGGTCAAACAAAACGAACGCATTGTCCTTATCACCCTTAATGTAAGGAACGCTTTTGGCAAACCAGCTGGTACTTGGCGTAAAGTTTTTATGAAAGCTGTTAAGGCTCTAAGTAAGGCCGGAGTGGCCTCCGAGAAAGTAGAGGTAGTCAAAAATGAGTTAGCCCGCATCAACATGTACAAGTTCCGGGATTGGTGGAACCAATACGATCTATTGTTTGCTTGGCTAGACGATGAGGCTACTAACTATGAAATGATCGCGGGCGAAGACAACATCGATGAAGCCTACAATATAGCTAAGGAAGATTTAGAAGGCAGCGAATCTCCCGATCAGGTGCTGCACCAATTTGAAGACGGGTTTTACTGGTACGATCTTGAAACACATAGCTGTGCCGTCGAAGCCGAACGAATGGGACATTGCGGAGGCGATGATCGCGGCACTCTCATGTCGTTACGCAAAGCCATGTCTGAAGAAGAAGAAGCTGAACTTTCTGTCTCAGATCGCCGGCGACTGGGAACATCCGACTCGTCAGTTACGATGTCGTGGAACGCGTCAGAACGCATACTATACCAGATTAAAGGTTATGCTAATGATGCCCCGGATGACAAATACTGGGACAAAATTGACTGGTTTATCAAGAACCAGAAGGTTGAACAGGTGGCCGAAACCGGCGAGCACTCAAACGATGTCGAGGGTTTCGAGCGAATGACAGAATTTCTCAGCGAAGAGAATCCCGCAGTAGAATTTTCCATGTCAGGCCCCGACACCGACGGCATACGACAGGCGCTCAACAATATTATTGGCGATTATCGTGGAGATTTCACATCAGTAGAAGCTACGGTTGAAGACCCCGAGGGCTACGGTTATGGCGAAGGTGACTACGCTAGGGTCTACGCCTCCTACAACTTTGACATTACAATCAATTTAGGTTGGCCCGGCATTGTGAGACAAGGTGACTTGCTATACCCGGCCATCGAAGCAGACTCAGATGTGGCAGACGACAACTATGACGGAATCCCAGAAGATTCGTACACAACACTCGCCGGCCGATTTGAAGAAGAAGTCGGAATAGACAACATCGCAGAAGATATGCCCGGTGATGATTACGAATCTAGCTACGAGGTTAGAATGGCACAGGGCGCTGTGGCGGATGACGAAGACCCGATGGTCGATATCCCACAGACCGCGCACCTATTTGTCAGCATACGTTCTGACCAAACGCTCGCCATCGCGAATCCAGATCAGGTTGATGATGAGTTTGGGTATGAAACTAGGGAACTTTTAAAATTTGAGGATGAAGAAAAGTACACCGAAATGCGCGAAGAACTTAGGGCGGAATTGGTAAACGCCGAGTATGCATTTAAGACCCCCTATGACAGGACCCGATTGGGCCTGCAAGATAAAACATTTCGACACTGGTCCGTTTATTCTTCGGGCGCAATGCTTGAGATTTCGTGGTCAAGTATCGGTGGCCGTGCTACGAAGAATGTGATCAACAACGCCGGACAAATCCCACAAGTGATTCAAATGTACGGGCAAGATTATGATAGGCATATAGGTGAACTATACAGCAGAATCTTTGGTAGCCCAATGACCAACAAGAATCCACCTAGATTAGAGAACGTGGATTTAAACCGCAACATGGCGAGAAACTTAGAGAAACTTTATAGCGCCAAGCAAGAAAATCCCGACCAACAACAAATGGGGTTTGGTCCTGAGTATGCTGCGAAAGCTGCGAGAATAATTTTAGCTAAGGACTCACACTTTATTATCCAAGGAACCAACAGCGCAGTCGGACAGAACAGCAGATACCCGACGCAACCAATCGATTGGTTGTACAAAATTAGGATGAATTCCCGAACGTCCGAAGGGGAGATCCAAGCGACACAAGATATCTTGGACTTTTTTAACGAGAATCCCGAGATGATGAATCAAGCAGCGCAAAAAACAATCGAAGAGGCGGTGAGTGGTATACTGGCACTTGCAGAAGCTCGGAAGGATGACATTTCAACGGGCCGCCAGCCGTACGCTCAGATTAGGCGCATTGAGAGTATGATGGGCGCACAGGTAGAGGCCAACCATTTAGCGATGAAAGGAATGATGATTGCTACATGGATCAACCAAAACTTTGAGCAGATGGATGAGATTGAAAAGTATGTGTCTTATTACAAATACCTACGTCCAATCGTCAACCAGCAAATCGCTCGCATTGGCCCAATCCAGACAGACGGCGACGATGCCGGCAAGCCTGATTACTTTGATCAAGAGGTTCGCACACAACTTGTAAAGATGGGCGCTACAAGCTCACAAGTGGACTCACGTAAGCAAGACCCTATCAGGGGTAGGATGGGAGCGCCAAGACCAGCCGGCGCACCAGCAGGCGAATCATCATACTTTGATGCTTACTCCGATGATGTACGTGAAAGTGTTGAAGAACAAATCGACAGGATTGATAGAATGTTATTGGAGCAATCACATATGCTCGACGAACTTGTTGACGTTAGGAGATACGTAATGGAAATTGATCTATTGCTAGACACGTCATCGCAATCAACAATCGAAGATTACAAAGACACCATTCGAGCCTGCGAGGGTGTCACCACTTTAGGAACAATAAGCACCCGCGTTGGCATCGAGGGGACGAGCGCCATTTTTAGATTAAAGTTTGCATTACAAGGTCAAGGCTCCAGAAAGATGTATTTGCAAAATGTCCTTGTACCCTATTTGCGAAATGTTAATGGCGTAAAGATCGGCAAAGCCGGATACAGCGCCCCACAAGAAGTTGGTTCACTCAAAGAGTATAGCGGCGGCTTTGGTGGAAACGTATATAACATGGCATCGCTAAGGGGTAAACAGGAGCCGATGGTTACGCCTCGGGCATCTCTTGGGGATGTCAGAGATGAATGGGTCAATGGTGGTGTCAGGGCTTATGACACCGTAATGACAACGAATTCTATGGGGTACCACGTCATGATGCCCACAGAAGAGTTGTGGCCCTATTGCGCTAGAGAATATAGAGCCCCCAAAGATGCCTTTGACGGCAAATATCAACACTTTATTAAAAATGGAGCCACTGAGCCAGTGTATGTGACGATCGATCGCCGAGGGAATATATCGTTAAAAAATGAGGATATTGTCTGGTTCGCCCATAAATCTGGGCTCGAAGAAATACCCGTAGTATATAATTTTGCGATGCAGGCCTAGTTACTACGGGGCCAACCTTGATTAAATTTTTAAAATTACTAAAAGTTGCAATACCTCTGACGGCAGCGATGCTCCTGATCTCAATGTTGGGCGTGTATAGCGTGTACAAGTCTTACCAGCTACCCAATCACCGAGAAATAACAGCTCTTGACAACATAAATAAGGGTCTTGCGATTAGCCAACGACTTGTTGTTAAAAAGTCTCGCCAAAGCACGGTGAGGGTGTTGTCTATAAATCCAGACACAGGAAATATAGCAACATCCACGGGAACATACATAACCGCATTTAAAAAAAACTATATCCTAACAGTGAAACATGGGATCATAAGCGACTGCGAGAATACTAAAATATTAGTCGAGGGAGAATTTATAGATTGTGGCAAATTTGTAGTTTTAGATTCGTACAACGACTATGCTGTGATTAAGTTAGATCAACAAATTCTAAATCGCAAACCAATCAGGGTTTTGAGAGATATACCCCGTGGAAAACAGTGGAAAAAAAACCTGTCGGTCATGACAAAGGTTTACTACACGGGTTTTCCCAACACGGCCGGCCCCCTAAGTTTTTCGGGCAATATCGCCGGCTTCACAACCGATGAGTATATTTATTTAGACTCTTATGCTTGGTCGGGTTCTTCCGGATCAGGGATCTTCTCCGAGAATGGAAAATTTATAGGATATATAGTCGCAATAGACGTTGGAGCCACCGAGTTTGGTGTTCAAGTTTTGGAAAACATTATCTTTGTTGTGCCAAGCTATCGTGTAGATTGGAGCTTTCTCTTTTTAAACAACCAATAACATGAATGGGAAGTTTACCTACTAATTAAATAAGATTAGGCAGACTTTATTAAAATGACACTTAAGAAACCAAACAAAGAATGTTATAATGACATAACTCATAAAATTAAAACTATTGAAAATAAATTAGCTGAGATGGGCATTAAAATTGAACACATAAAGAAAAGTCTTGAAAGAGGTAATAATCTTAAAGAAGTGACTGAAATTGAAAATGTTCAAACTGAGTTAACTGATTTATTGATGTATACAACCCAAGGAGAATTAAATGAGTAACGACGAAATTACAGAGATGGTGCAATCCGAAGAGGCCGATGACCTAAAGCCTAAACCACCACCTCGTCTCGCGCCCCGTGGAATACGGACCTTTACTGTGTGTCGACAGGTTGATGAAACCGGCGTGAGCGGTGAGGGAGTCGTCATCGAAGGAGTAGAATTGGCCTCTGGACACTGTATCGTCCACTGGCTTTACCCCCCACCGCGCGGCGGTATTGCAATATTTGATTCTTTAGAAGACTTTTTAAAGGTTCATGTAAAACCTCATCCATCAAACAAGACAATTATTACTTTTGAAGATGGCGAACAGACTATATATGATGGAGGTTAAAAATGGCTTACAAGTACATAGCTCCACCCGGCCTCCCGCCGAGATGGGCCGACCGGTCCGGCCTACAATTTAGAGCCTATTCAGTTTATGCTGGCAGTAGTAACCAACCAGACCCGTCCGAGTTAACATCCGTGCGTCTAACGACGGTTGCTGGTATATCGAGCGTGATAAACAGCTTCACAATTCCGACAACAAGAACCTATGTTTGGCGCGGTTATTTTAAAGCCGACTCCGACTCCGACAATTGGCAGTTTAGGACGACTTCAAAGGACGGTTCCTTTTTATGGCTCGATGAAAACGCAGAGCTAGCTGTTGCCTCTCTAGATCGTTCAGATGCAATTGTTGAAAATGGTGGAACACACTCATCAACAACTGTAACTTCCGGTAACACCTCCTTAAAGGCCGGCTACTGGTATGCCATAACGCTAATTTCAGCAAACGATACAGGAACCGGAAGCGTGACCTTGGAATGGAGTTCTAATGGTGGAGGCGATTGGTCTAGTGACGGCTCCTCCTATCTTTTTAGAGACTCTAGATACCCAGATGGCTTCGGCGCCGACAGCTACACACCATCAGTCAGCGCCGCCTCGCACTGGGTCGTAGGCCCAGCATCGGGAACAGGAGATGTTGGTTATGCTGCGAACAGCGATAGAACATCTTGGACATTTTACGATAGATTACCGGGCAACGGCGCCGCGCTCGATGTTGCTTACGGAAAAAATGGTAGTGGTAATGGTGTCTACGTTATGAGCAATGCATCCAGCGATAGAGAACTCTCAGTCAGCAGTACCGATATCACCGACGGAAACCAGTGGACACATATTAATTTAGGTGGTAGTGGGCAATTTTGTTTGGGCACGGCTTGGGCAAATGAC